ATAGGGGCATTAAGGGACCTTCGTGACCGAAGTGATGCATTGCTTACTGTCTTATACGAGCGACCTACACTAGAACCAGTGACTTTTCCACTAACTTTTCCAGATGGTGTTTTAGATGTACTTCCTGCTCCACCTTTACCCTTACCTTTTGTATTAAGAGCACCACCCGTCATTCGGCTAGTAGATTGCGGCTCCACATGGTGGGCTTCATCTCCTGGTCCACCTCTGCCTGTATAGCCTGTTACCAGTCCAAATCTAGCCGCATTGTCTTTTATCCATGTCTTGTCACCTTCAAGGTCAGCCGCTAGACCTACCTCATGTTCAGATTCTCCAGGAGCCGCCAACGCATATGCACCTCTTTTGCGAGCCTCTGGTTTCAATTCCCAAACAACATCGTTCCATATTCGGTCTGTTTCATCACCTTTTTCTGTTTTATCAGTAGGTTGGTATCGCTCCCTAAATGATGCTTCCTGTTGAGCGTTTGTACGGCGACCATTATTAATGCTAATGTTTGGGTTTTCTTCTAGCATTGGTCGCAACAACGATGCAAGTCGTGGGTCAAGAGACGCTAGGTGTTTTTCATCACTGGCCTTAAGTTTTTTCTTAGGAGCACTTGGACTTTCGTCATCAGTCTTTGTTGGGGTCGGTGCACTACTTTTTACTGATGCAAAACCGTCACCACTTAACCGAGAGTCAATAGGGTCTCCACCATCAGGTCCTATTAATCCTAGAACATCGTCACCCAAACTAATGGCTGAGTTAGTGACATTAGATGCGTAGTTACCAAGGTAACTCACAGCGTTTGTAAGAGGATGACCTTTTGTAGAAATCTTCATACCAATGATGGTAGATAACTTGTCTTCAAAAGCGGCAAGCATTTGTGTAGACAACCTGAGGTTTTTTTCAAATCGTGCAAAGTTGTCCCCTTGACGACCGTAAAAACGCTCTTCACGCTTAATTCTTTCACCAGTTGTTTTTTCGTGTTGTGTTGCATAGTTGTCTTCAATACCCGTAACCTTGCGGTCCTCTTCCTTAGAGGGGTCGTACATCTCACTGCCACCAGTTTTTTTCTGGAATTCAGAGTTCTGCATGGCGTATTGGATATACATATCCTGCATCTCTGGTGACGAAACACCCATGGATGCTAAACGCTGTCGTGTATTAGAACCTTGTTGTTGTGCTCCTTTAAGCATGTCTGGGTTATTAAGACCAGCACGCTTCACAACATCTTGCATGACTTGCATACCAGAGCGCTGTTTACCACCTATGCCGTACATACCTGTACCAGCCATCATGAACATCTGGTTAGCAGTATCGGGGGAGGCCATTGATGTAAGCATGTTTGTAACATCAGCAGTGCCAAGAGAGAATCCAGAAACGGCACGCATTGCTTCTACAGAAGAGGCTTGGTTAGAGGCTACAAGACCAGTGTTTGCCTGCATCTTAAGCATTTGGTTAATTGCATCACCACCACCAAGAAGGTAGTGCTTAGTAAGTGGCATACGGAGGTCATTTCGGACCTGCTTGTTAGACATTCCGTACATCTGCTGTAGTTGTACAGACATACGGTCTGCCTGAAGTGAGTAGTCAGCACCTTGACCAATACGGCTATCTGCATAAGCGTTGAGGTCTGACGCTGGTTGCAACAGTGCTCTTGTGAAGTCAGCACTTGACTGTAGGGGTCCGCCTCCACCGCCTCCACCAGCCCCCCCACCAGCACTCATTAAGGAACTTGTTCCACCAGTAGAACCACCAGTAGAGGCTGCGATTAAGGAACTTCTTCCAGCGGCAGGAGAACTAGCACTTCCTGCCATGGGCATGTTGATGCGAGAAGAGCCACCAGCACCACCAGCACCACCTGCTCCACTTGGACCCCTAATACTGCCCATGGTTGATACAAGGTCTCTAGCAGACCTAGCCGCACTCTTCAAGGCAGTATCTAGACCACGAACACCTTCAATAAGTGAACTCATTGCGGCACGGTCTATGTTAAGACCACCACGACCACGGGTACGGCTAGAGGAACCTAAACTATCAACTGGTGTTTCACCACCTTGGTTTTCTGGAGTAACCATTAGATTCTCTACCTGCCTTCACGCCATTTTGACATACTAAACCAGTATGCACGCTGACGAACTGTCATTGATTTGAGGTCACTAAGACCAAAACCACTGTACGAAGTGGCAATCTTTTCGTATTCCCAATATATAAGTGTTAAATCAACCGAATAAAAGTGAGACCCAATCCAACATCACTGTTAATTCTTCATCACAATGAGCGCACTGAGTTTTCACCTCCTCCATACGAGGACCAGGTTGTGCCTGGTTAAGTTCTTTTACAATCTTTTTACGGTCAACAAGTGATAACTTCTTTGACCAGTTTTCACGAGTCTCTCGGTCCATCTCGGTAATGATGCAACGAGAGATAATATATGTGTTTTGTTCAGCAGTTGTCTTTCCCTTTTTAAGGGCATAACGACTATCACCAGTTGTGGGGTAATTGAGGTGAATGCTTTGCCCATTTTTTAGTTGGACAACAACTGGGCTGACAACATCTACATCACCATTTTCAATATTGAAATCGTTATCTAGGTCAATAGTGACATCATTGCTTCCGTTACAACTTCCGCACCTCAACTGCATTTCACGACCACGACCATATGTGGCACGGATTACACCGAGAAACAATAAGTCTCTATCACCAATAATGAGTTCGTCAATAATGTTTTTATTGTTGTTGTCTAAATTGATTGAACCAATAGAAACCACAGAACGCTGAAGAAGGTAATTAAGATAATCACCGTATGACAAATCTTCCTTAGCGTCAATTGCCGCCAAGTATTCTTCGTCTTCCCCAGTAAGTTCCCGTACTACGGCTACTTTTTCCCAATCGTTAGCGGTGGTGTTAAATACACCACGAAGCAACTTCACCTCAGTTGGAGGTGAGTCATCAATTTTTGGAATTGAACCTGCAATTGCAGCGTTGGCTGCTTCAGCCAAGTTAGATAATGATTCTGACATTTTGTTTTCCTTTGTATATTAAGTTAAAAGACTTCACCCATTTTGTAGCGAGTAGCATCTGCCTGATTCCACGCCGCAACAAATCCCTCATGATGCACAGTGAGTTCCTGAACCAAAAGACCGCTGTCTCCTGCGCTCAATCCACCAAGTGCAAATACGCCAGGCCAGCAGTTAAACAACTTCATAGCCAACTTCACATTACCAGGATTACTGTTGTTGGTACGCAAGGTGTCTCCACCTGAGTAGGTGTAGTTATTGCTGGTGGTTGGGTGGTCATAGACCTTTACCAAAATGTCACAGCGATAGTCACCGTTTTTATTGATTCCTGTGCTTCCCCCAGGAACTCCACCTTCCCACGAGTGGATGAACTGTTGCCATTTCCAAAGTTGGTCACCTTCTGCAAAAACGCCACGGACAAATGAGACGGCACTGAAGTCTGACATACCAACCATTTTATGGGTGTGGGTATTCATGCCACCTTCACGGTATGCCAAAACATCGTTGGTGACACTAAGACCACTCATTGACGAGAATCCCAGAACACCAAGGTCTTTGCTATAGTCCTTGAGTGCTCCGTATGGTACAAGTTGCACTTGAAACTTAAAGTTACGAAGTGGGTCGGTGCGTGTGGAAGTTGTCATTGTCTTTCTCCTTAGAGTGTCTCTGTTGCTGTGTTTTCACTTCCAGCAAATTGAGTGATGTTGATGATAATAAATTCAGTAGGTGATTGCAGTGCAACACCAACTTCAATATGGAGTTCTCCATTTTCTACTGCAAATGGTGGGTTGTTTGATGCGTCACAAGTGATGTAGAAAGCCTCGGTTGCATTCCGTCCCTTGAGACCACCCGAACCCCAGAAATCTGAAAGAAAACGAGAGATGCGGGTATGGATATCTGTCCATACACGCTCACCATTTGGTTCAAAGATTGAGAAGTTTGCAATGGATTCAACATTTTCTTTGATGTAGTTAAGAGAACGGCGTACTGGAACATACTTCGTAATGTCGGTGCGCTTAAGTGTGCGAGCACCATTTGAGATAACTCCACCACCAGGAATGCTCTTCAAGGTGTTGACATGCGCATCGTAGAGAAGGCCGATTTCGGTCTCAGTAAATGTTGTAGTAAGTCCGTACACATTACGAATGTCATAACCATACCCAGCAGGTGCTTTAGCAACTGTCCGTTCTTGCTCAACACGGCTGAACAATCCAGCAATTGCACCACCAGGGAATGTGTCACGCAATGATGCGGCTCCGCTACGGGCGGGGTCTGGCATCTTCAACATTGGGTAGTACACAGCACCATAAGATGACTTGTTGTAGGTGTCGGTCAACCCAGTGATACCAACGGTCAAAGTCTGTGCTGGTGATGGGTCAATGATGACAAAACCATTTCCACGGGCTTCAGCGTAAGTGGTAGCCATGTTTACCAGTGTGGCTGAGGTTTGTCCAACCAAGTTGATAAGCAAGGAACCTGGAACTAAGTCCAACCTATTCAATGCAGCCAACCAGTCAGCATCGGCAATACTGCCGTCTGTACCATCAGTGTCAGAACCACTTGTTGCATCACCAATCTTGTAGAGAACAGCAGTTGAGATTGATACGGCTGTATCAAGTCCAGTGATGACATAGGTGGTTCCTGCGGTCAAAGCAGGGTTGACACCAAGAGATGAACCAAACACCAAATCAACATAGTTGGAGTAGTTGTTGACAATTGTTGGTGCGTACTGAGGTGAGTCAGGGTCAAGAGAAATTTCTGACCAACGCTCTACCTCTGCACCATTGAAATAGATAGCGATAGTGAAGGTAAGTGGCTGACCACCTGCAAGTGTTCCATCACGAGAGCCTTTAAGGAGGTAAACCTTTAATCCTTTTTCTGCGCTGGATGTTCCTGCGGCTACCCAGTTTGCCCAAGTTCCCTTGCTCTTTGCACGGATTTCAAACAAACCACCAGCGGCAGTGTTTACTGCGCTTCCGTTGATAGACCCTGCAACACCAGCACTCTTTGCCCTAGCGGCGGCTGATGCAGTCACACGGTTGATGTATGCGGTGCGACCACCATTTGCAAAGAAATGGTAGATGGCATAACCAAGATGTGATGAGTTGGTCAAATCACCATACAATGTCTTGTACTGGTTCCAAGAATCAATACGAGTAGGTACTTCAGGTCCACGAGCAACGGTGCCGAGGAATGATGTTGGGGTAACGGTAGGTCCAACTGGGGTGGTCGTTGAGAACGGACCTTCGGTGATGTATACACCTGGATAAGAGTTTGCCATTTTTGCTCCTTAGCAATAAACTGTGGGTTACGGGGTACTTGTGATTGGGACGACTGATGTGACAACAGTATCAACTTGTTTGAGACCATACATGTCAGCAGAAGGAATCTCTGCCGTCATTTGAAGTGTGTAAATCTTTCGGAAAATACGCTTGCGGTATCCTGCCTCTGAGTCAAGGAGGTCCGCAGTTGTCCAATCCAAAAGGTCTAAACGCCTAATTGTGTCATCCTCTGGGACTTCAATGAAACCCTTTCGGAATGGAACTATTGTACTCAACATTTGACTGCTGAGTTGGCGGTCATGGAGAGCACTACGAGTGAAAGTAGAAACCTGATATAGAAGGTCTACTGGAACAAATTCCTGGCTGACAATAAAATCTTTGCCTGTAGAACTAATGCTTTCCATATTGGCAACACGACTGGGCCAATAGGTCATAAGGTTGGGGTCTTTAAGCATGTCAGTACGACCACTAACACCTACTTTAGGGTAATAAATTGTAGTTTCTGAGTGCTGACGATTGCGGGCATGGACAATGTCAATCATTTCAATTGTCACAAATGGGTACGAGCGCTCTGTTTCGGCTTCTGGGTAGCGAAAGAAAACCTGTACAGGCCGTTGACCATTTCGGTCGTCACTTACTTTGAGAGTAGCAAAGCGAGCCTTAAGAGCCGCATCTTCAGCAAGAAGAAATCCAGGATTAGGCATCTGGCAACCTACTTGAAAGATGGCGCATCAGGGATTCGTTAACAGTAAACTCACGGCTCTTTGCAATAGAGCGAAGCGCACCAGTAGCAACAACCTTTTTCATTGGGTTGCCATACTCAAGGTCTTGGGCGTCAGGATGGTCAACGGTGTATTCCATAAAACCATCTTTAACAGACACATTTGCAGAATCAACTTTGTCAGCCCAGTCAGGGTGGCGAGAAAGTTGTTCTTTTAATGCGGAAGATTCTTCACTTAACACACTTGACAGTGATTGTGACATGGCACTTTCATAGGTATCCACGGTCTCTTCCAGAATGGAAAGGATGGAGAAGTCTCCAGATACGATTGGTTTAGAGCCTGTGCTTGTATGCAGTTGTGCAGAAGTCATTACTTCTCCCACGAGACTCTAGGCGTTGTACCTCTTGGCGCTCACCAAGATTAAATCTAGTTTATCAGAGTTGTGGGAGTGTTGAAGGCCAAGGGAGGTTGGTTACACCTAAAGATGCTGGACCTGGGTCAAAGGGCATTTCCTGGTTGATGTAAACCTCAATACCTTCAACGACAAGAATGACATCGTCACGAGCACGACCACGGACACGGTAGGAAACCACCGAGAAATAGCGACCGTCATAAAGGAACATGTCATTAAGGTGGTTCTTGTACTCGTAGGGGTTGGTCACCCCAGCATTACGGAAGTCCTCAATGGATGCCACAAAGTTGGTCAACTGGACTGGTTGGCGTCCTTCAGGGATAGAGCGCTTTTGGTCTTCTGCCTCAGTAATCATAAGCACAGGTACAACTATTCCTGTCCCGTACTTACGGCCCCCAGACCCTGGAACGCCTTCGTCATAGACATCGTCATAGACAGACTGGGTAGATGTGTTTGTACCTAATGGGGTAAATTCAAACCACACCACCGATTCACCAGCATCGTCATGATACTTTCGGTAATGCTTACGAATGTGTGAAAGTTCTCGTCTTAAATCCATTAGTAAAACGCATTAGAGGTATAGCCAGTAGGAGGGTCTGTGTCAATAAAGACATCTGAACGCATCGGCTCGGAAGGCTCCTCAATAAGGATTTTTCCTTCACTGTCTTCCGCCCAGATGCGCTCCATTGGACCGTAGTCACCGAGTTCCTTAGCCTTGTACAGAGGTACATAACGATTGGTTGTACGAGACACACGGCGGAGGCTAAATTGGGCGATGCGCTCAGGACCAATGTTGAGGTTGTTGGCGTGCTTACGGTACTCAACCTCCCATTGCTGGATAAGGTTTTGAAGCATACGAAAACGCTGTGAGCCAGGTATGTGGATGGACTCAGAGGTCATAACATCAATGTCACGGGCAAACTCTGTCATAAGAGCCTGTAGAGCCTCTACAAGGGCACCCAGACCCACTACATCCAATACCGCAACATTAGCCTGTTCCAAAGGAACATCAATTGTGGGGGTATGGTAATTAATTGATTTCTTTGCGTAAAACTCAAGGTCAGTAGGAAGCAACCACTCATAGTAGTAACCTTCCACCATAATCTTGGTATTAGCGGCTGGGGTAGAGGCAAGACGCAAGATTCCGTTACGGGCATCAAGGGAGTATTGAGAGGTCGTCAATTCAGTGACGGTAGAGCCAACAACTGTGGCAATCCACAAAGTATCGGTGTCCACATTTAGATTACCTAATTCAAAAGTACGACCAATACCATCAAAGGTAACCTGAAAGAACTTGGGGAAATCACGCAGATAGTTGCGTGCTACTTCTACAATGTATTGAAGTGGTGTAAGGGCCATACCCTATTGTACTACTGGTCGCCCGACCCAGTTCCAGGTATGGTGTCAAGGAGGTCCTGGTTTAACTGGGGCTGTTGTTCACGGTGCCTATGGCTGGTCACCCTACGGATTCGGGTGATGTCAGCCTCTGTTCCTGTGGGTTTTGGAATAGGGCGTTCTTCCGTCATTGTGCTTCTAGGGCTTCAACTTTGGCGGAAAGTTCCTGTACTGCTTTAACAAGGATAGAAATGACATCGTTTGTTTTCCACATCTGTGGAACAATTTCGCCATCTTCAATACCAAATTCAATAAGATTTGGTTGTACTTCTATAATTTCATCAACAATAAAGCCATGATGAATACTGTTGTTGTATTCATATTCTTCAATTACACCGTCAGTTTCTTGAGGGATTGCTTTAAAGGTCCGTGGTGTCAGTGACTGAATGATTTCTAGTGCGTTTTCAACTGAGTTAATTTGTTCTTTGTACTTACGCAAGGATGTGTTATAAGCAACACGACCATCAGCAAGGACACGCATGTTTGCTGATGATGTTGTGGTACCAATACCAGTTAGGTAGAAGTTGCTGGAAGTTACTCGGAAAGCACCTTGAACAGTCCATGTTCCTCCACTATTACTCCAACCAATATAATTACCACCAAATGGGTCAACATTGACAATTGCACTAAGATACCCAGCAGTAGAGGCAGAGCCAGTAATGTTGATGCCATAGGTACCACCATCATTATAAGAAATAGAGGGTTTTCCACTGACATTGTCCCAAGCGACAGCACCTGCGGTACCCGTAATGTTGATACTGTATGTTCCACTGTTGTTGTAGACCAATGCTGGTAGACCAGTAATACCAGACCAAGCGACACTTCCTGCGGTACCAGTGACATTTCCCGTGACATTTCCCGTGACATTGCCTGCAAGGTTGGCGGTAATGGTTCCCGCACTAAAGTTTTCGCTGTAGCGAGCCAGTCTGTACCATTGACCATTTACATTGACAGACAACGGTCCTGCAAGGTTAGTACTTGGTGTCCATGATGTTGGTTGAACCCATGTATCAGCGTGATTACCACCTGTGGGTGTTGCTCCTACACGACTGAAATTAGAGCGAACAAATACTCTTTTATCAGTAATAGCATTAGACGCAGGGGCAGAAGAGTTAATTCGCCATACAGAGGCGAGAACCACATCAGTGTCAAGGTTTACTGTGGTAGGGAATCGGGGGTTTGTTCCTGTGTTTCCTGCAATTGCATAACAGGTGATTGTTGAGCCGCTTAGACGGGCAACGATGATGTCAAAAAAAGTAGATAACCCATATGGGGTTAAATTAACTGGTGCACCAGTGTAGGAGTAGTACGAGCCGTTAATGAGCACCTCACCAGATGCCACATTAACGGTCTCTGCACTACCTGGGGTGATTGCCATTCCACTGACAACACCATTAACTTGCGTTCCAAGAACTTGGAAATCAAGTGAGTCTGGCTCTGCCTGATTCTGATTAAGAGCATCAGGCGTATTTGGAATTGTAAAGCCAGACATTTATACCTCAGACTGTGTCGTAGATGTTTCCGTGATTTGCAAGGTGGTTGTAAAGGTCGGCAGGAATTGTGTAGGTCTTGCCTTCCTCAAAATCAAATACCTCCGTGCCCCAGTGCATGCGCCAAGTTCCCTTGACACGGGCCTTCTTTGTTGCTGGTGCGCCTGGTGCGACAACTTCCTTTGCAGGTGTTGCGTCAACAACGACTTCCTCAGCGACCTCAGGGGCCTCTACAAACTCTGGGTTGGTGGTGGTCTTCTTCGTAGCCATGGCTACTCCTTTACTGATTGATGGACTAAAATTGTGAAAGGTGGGATACTAGGCTTTCGCCGTTCTCCCACCCTACACTAACACTGGTTAGGCAGTAGGAACTGCGCCACCAAGGGTGTTGATGAGTACACGAGACTCGTGTGTAATTACACCGAAGCCCCAGATTGCGTACCAGGACAAGCCGTGCTCACGACCGAAGTCAATGACACCACCGTCACGGAGTTCCACTGGCAATGCAATGGCCTGACCGAAGGCGTTGTCACCAATCATGATGCCTGTGTATGAGTTGCTAAGAACTGCGTCACGGATGCTCGTTGCTGGGTTGGAGTCAACGGTGCCGAGACCTGACTTGACCTGTGTGGTTTCAATGAAGACCACATCGTAGATGCGTCCGATTTCACCGAGCATGAAGTTGCCAGGTGCGGCGTACTTCGTGACTTCAATGAACTCAGGCCAGTCACGCAATGAGCGAGCCTGTGCAGGGTTTACGAAACAAACATAGGTGTCGCCAAGGCGAGGAATGTTCTGTCCAGCCAAGATTTCAACTGCGTCCTTGATGGTTGCAGGTGAGAGGTAGCCAGGAGCGCCTGAGTTACCAGCGGCTGCATACTCGTAAGGAGCACGAGGACCACGGGTAGAAGGTGCGGTGCGACCGAACACAACGCTTGGTGCTACAGCCGAGCCACCACCGAATGGTACGCCTGGCTGGTAGAGGGTGTTGCGTGCCTGGATGTCCATGGACTGTGCCATGTGACGACCAAGAAGTCGTGAAGCCGATGCCATAACATCGTCAAACGAAGCGTTGAGGAGGAGTTCGGTAACCGAAACTGCCTGACCCTGTTCCTTGACGGTGATTTGAATCTGGCTTGCAGAGAGGGCGACTGGGTTCATACGAACGCCTTCCGTCAATTCTGCACCACTTGTCTCGTTAATAGCGAGGTTGTTGTAGCGCATGAAGTTGATGGTAAGACCAGGCATGACGCCGAGTTCCGTCTTCTTAACTGCGAACTGCTCAAAGCGAAGCACGGGCATCGCCTGGAACAGGATTTCCTTTGACCAAATGGTCTGAATGGCGGGGGAGAGATACGAACCGCTGTCGTATCCAGCCGCCGAAGTTGCGCCAGCGGTAGTTACTGCACCGCCAGCAGGTGTTGGGTATGCCATGGGGCTTTATTCCTTCGGGTTTGTGGTTGTTGTGGGGTTAGAAACGGCCTCGTGGAGACCGTGCATTTAGGAGCCTGTCCCGCATCTGTGCATACTTTTCCATTGACATATTGCGGATGTCATCCGCACTTAACTGCTGGTATTCCGTCTGAGTTTCCATTGGCCCAACAGGAGGCGCCGTTACTGGTGCCCCCCGCAAACGACTCTGCGATTGCTGAGTTGCTTGCTGGATTGACTCAATAATAGCAGATGAACGCTCACGAAGTATTGAAATAGAGTTTTCAATTTCTTCAGGACTGTTTCCTGCTACCAAGTCAATAAGTTCAGGAATAATTGATTCCTGTTCCTGTTGCAGTCGTTGTGCACGATAGTGCTGAATTTCCTGCATCTGGCGTTCTTTTTCAAGCAGTGCCTCTTGTGCTTGGCGCTGTGCCTCAATCTCTGCGAGACGACCCTGCCATTCCTGCTCTACGCTATTAATGCGCTGATTGAACTCATCTTCTTTTTTAAGAAGGAGTTCTTTTGCGCTCAATTCATCAATTTCACGCTGGCGAAGGATTTCTGCTTCCTTAGCGGCACGCTCTTCTGCTTCCTTGCGTGCGGCTTCACGCTCTTGAGAGATGATTGCCATCTGCTCTTCCATGCTCTTCACACGGGTATCAGCCTCTTCAAGACGCTTGTACATCTTGTCCTTTTCCTGCTTACGGATGTTTTCTACTTCATCCTCAGAAAAGAGTTTGCTGTTGCCCTTCTTTACTGCATCCTCTACAAATTGCTCCACCATTGGAGCATCCATAGGAACGCTGATGATGTCCCCTTCGGGACCATTGTTCTTAGCCATAGTATTTACCTACCTTGTTTGTTTGGCGTATATGAACTTAATTAATAAGACTATTTATTCTTCGTTAGGTACACGGCGCTGGGCGAACCTTGCTCCGTATGCCTTTGATACAAGTTGATTAACCATCTGCTCTTCCATGGGGCCAACGACAGGACCTGGCATTGGACCGCCATCAGAAGAACCGTTTGCTGAAGACACATTAGCACCTCCAGCAGACACCGTTTCAGGACCAGTAGGTCCAGGAACCATTCCAGTTGCAAGCATTACTGCCATCTGGATTTGTGCGTTCAACATGTCAAGAGCGCCTTGGTCCATGGCGTCATCTTGCAATTCCTCAAAGATTTCATCCATCTTCTCGTTCGGGAATTCCTCACCGAGGAGACGAAGTGCACCACGCTTGGACTCAAGACCAAGGGCCATCTTGGCTTGGACCTCATTAAGTTTAATAAGTTGGTCAACAGGCAGAGGCTCAGGCCAATGCACCATTGTCTTATAAGTGTTGGGGTCAGCAGGGTCCAACTGTGTGAGTTGGTCACGCTCTGGCATTGCAGATTGTGATGGGTCATACATAAGCATTTGAGGCTCAAATACAGCCGCTGTACGAATAATGATTTCGTTAATGCGTTCAAGACCCTTAGTGAAGTGAACTTTCTTCATGTTGAAGCGGTTCATCATCGGCTGATACTGAATAGCCAAGGCGGTACCAGAGGTGTTAGATACAGGCTGGAATTGACCAAGTGCAGTTTCAGGTACACCAGTAATTTCATGCATGGTGCGCTTGAGGAAACCAATAAACTCTAAGGCACCTGACATCTCACCACGAGATTCAAGGTTAAAGACGCTGGCGTCCTTGGGGAGACCCGCCCAAACCTTTTTAGGTCCACGCTCCAACTGCGAAGCCTTAGCACCAGTGATGATAGTGACAGGTGCGGCGTGGTAGTTGATGATGTCAGAAACTTCAACCATCTTCTCGTTGAGTTCACGGTTCAGGGGGATGATATCCCAGATGTCTGATTGACCCCATGGAGAAGAAGAAATTGAAGTGTTTGGAATGTGGACAATAGGAATGGTGCCCAAAGCGTTGGGATATTCGTCAACCAATTCATCATTAATAAACTGTTGGATAGTTTCTTCAGTGAGGATTTCGGTAAAGGTATAAACCTGGCGGGTTCCTTCAGGAGAGGTACCCCAGAAGCGATACTTCAATTTAAAACGAAGCAAGCGGTCACGGTCATGTGGGTGATACTCAGGGAAACAATGAGCAGGGTTCAAAGGAATAATACGGATGCGTCCCTCAATGGGTACACCGATGGAGTCAACATAAGGTTCCTCGTAAGCAACCTTCACAAAACAGTCACCAGTGACCGAAGCCAACTGACCCATTTCCCACATTACATAGTGTTTGTGGTTGTGGTTTTCCCAAACCTGATGAAGGAGTCGGGGAATAATTGCGCTGTTTGCTTCTGGTGTACGGAACTGGATTCCCTTACCAAAGCAGAAGTTGGTGATGTAGTCCGAGAATGTACGGACATAGTTCATGTAGAACTGAGACTCACCCATCTCACGGCGGTACGACCAATGATGTCCAAGATACCAAGCCCACGCAGCAGCGTAACGGTTTAGACGGGGTCCATGTACCTCAAACTCTTCGTCTGCAAGTTCAACTAAACCAAGTGGGGAAATGGCGACTGTTAAGTCGCTTGATGATGCACGATAAGACGGTGACCAGAAGTCCATTGCCATAGTTCTACCCCTCCTTCCTTGTGGTGGTATGTAGTTTACACAAAATTATTTAGTTTGCTTTTTCGCCAAGTTCAAGGAATGTCATTTGACCAGTGCCAGCAACTGTCTTTTTACGACCGCCTCGTGTGCGGATAACATCAGGCTCTGTAAGGTAGCCAAGAGCCATACCCTCACCAACAGGTGTACCACTATCGGGGTACTCATCAATTGATTCTTGTGTTAGTTCTAACTTGTTGTTTTCTTTAATACCTTCAACAACTTCAGGCTTAGTGATGTTCTTTTCAAACATGTTTCGGTCAATGTTGTACAAAGCCCACTGGTCACCTTCCATTGCGGCTTTACGAGCCGCTTGTGCACCAGCAGGTGAGTCGGAGTAATTCTTTGAAACATCTAAGAAAGCCGCATCACCAATTTCTGGGTCATCAGAACTACGCCATGTTCCAAGAAACATGTCTGGAGATGACAAAAGTTCTTTTGTTGCAGGCTGTTCACCGTATGAAATTACAGACTCTGGAGTTAACTCCGCTGTTGGTACAGGCTTCTCATAACCAGGAATTGAAACCATTGTTCCCGTTGTAGGTTCTGCACCAGTTTTTAAGTCAACTGTGAATCCGCCACCCATGGTGCGGTCAACAACCTTCTGTGGGTCTACAGGAAAAGACCAGCCCTGCCCAACATTAAAATGTTCTCTGCGGCCCATTACTTGGCGCTCTTTGCAGGAGCCTTCTTCTTTGCTGGTGCCTTCTTAGCAGGAGCCTTCTTGACTTCCTGCTTTGCAACTTCTTCTTGCACTTCGCTAATGATTGCAGGTGCTTCCTTTACAACCTTTGCAAGGAAAGAAGCAACTTTCTTGTCACCAACCTTGGTGCTGGCATATGCCAGTACAGCGGTGGAAGCAGTGATGATGCCAGCCTGAGCCTCAGCGTCAACATTCCACTTAACCAGTGCCCAAGCAACTGCTCCGAGAACTACACCCTTAATGGATTGGTCTGCAATTTGAGAATTCTTAATAGCCATTTGCCAATTATACGCTAAATTATCGGTGCAGGTAGTTGATTTTCTTGACCATGCCCATGGGAATCATAATTCCGTTTCCAGCATGGGTGTCATTAATCAGAGATACCAACTTGATGCACTCTTTGTCTTTGTGCATCAAATAACCAACAGAGAGTGATTGGGCAGGCTTGGACTTCTGAATTTCTTCATGACCAAACCACCCAGACTCAATGTCCGATGCATCTAACCAAAGGACTTCTACCAGAGGGGGCTTGGTAGGGTTCTTCTTGGTAAATACTAAATCTACGAACTTTTTGAAATCTGGGAGGTCTGGCATGACCTCATTTTACCCTAGTATTTTACCCTTGTAGAACATGGTCCCATCATGGATGGGGAGCATTTCGGGGTGGAACGGTCCGTCACCCTCTTGGTAGTGGATAATTCCAAGACCCTGTTGCCAGTCCTCCACACAGGTAATGGGGCGACCATCAAGGTCCATCCCACCCTTGGTTGAGGGTACTGCACCATCTACACGGGCTAGACAGCCAAAGGAGATAGCCGCAATCGTCTTAGGACCATCCCAGTCACTACGGGTGCGCTCTGCCCACTCACGGCGGTGGATGTGTCCATAGACCACAGATGACTTCTCAGTAGCCAAATACTTGTGGGCAGTAGAGCCTCCAGAGGCAACCTTGGTTCCATGGATAATCTTGATGCGATTATTCAACCAGAACTGGCTGGCTGGATATCCAGCAAAATACTCCACTCCAAAGTCCTCAAAACGGCACAAGAATGGAATTGACAGCACTGGGAAAGAGTCAGGGGTATTCCCCCGCTTTAATCCAAATGCGGCTTTGGCATTATCAATGATGTAGTTGGTAAGACGAATCTCGTGGTTACCCTCCATCCAGATGATACGAGCATAAGGAGCCGCATCCCTCAGTTGTGCACACAGTAGTGTCAGGTAATCAATGGTTGCCTGAGTGGTAAGCGAGAACGCAGGACTCAGTCGGTACTTTGACATTTCAGGAAGGTCAGCATTGTCACCATTCAAAGCGATGATGTCAGGCTTCTCTGCCTTGATTACTGCAAGTGCGTAATCCATAGCGACAGGGTCATGGGTACTAACTAACTCACCACTGGCGTTTCGGAAAAACCCAGCCTGAATGTCAGGGAGTACCACACACTTCTTCCAATCAGAAGTTGACTGCTTAACAGTCGTCTTTGGCATCTTGATTGCAGGACCCTGATTAACAGGATTCCATTCAGGACCATCTGCCCACTTAGGTGAAAATTGGATTGCAGAGAGGTCATGAATCTGTGCTTCTCCATCTTGGTCTTTTGTTAAAGACTGATAGAGAGAGACCCTCTTTACTGAACCAATTTCATTAATGTCAATGTTTTGGCGCTCAAGAACTTCAAGAAGTTTTCCTAGCGCTTTTGCATTATGTGATGGCGTGTTAAGGTCATTCGCCAAATCGCTCACAGGGGCACTCCTTATTTACATGTCGTTGTACTGTTGAAACACTGATGTCATGCCCGTTTCTACGAAGCATTTTTGTCAGCCATGTTGCACTATACGCTTTTGAACGACCTTGTCCACGGTCAGCACGAATGCGCTCAATTGCGTTATCTAGGCTTGCTTGGTCTTCAGTGTCAAGACCGTCACTAATAATTTTTATCTTACATGCACCAGTAATAAAACTAGGTGGTGGTGCTTCAAGGTCCGCACTAAGCGAACTCTTCTTGGCTTTTTCTGTCATTCAGAAATCTCCTCACGATGAAGTTACAAACCTCGTCATGAAGGTTATCACGAACTAATGCGTGATGAAAGGGTTATTTTTTAAGATGCCAATCAATGTGGTCATCTAGTCGTACAGAGACATGGTCTACAGAAGTTTGCACCTTGTCTAGACGAGTCATTACTTGACCGTGGTCCTCAGTGTTGGACTTCTTTAGTGATTTAAATTCTTTAATTGCCACACCAAACAGTCCGCCCACTGTGGTGATACTGGCAACAATAATTGTGGCGAGTGCTGGGTCCATTAGATATAGGGCTGTCCTCTACGAGGGGGTCCTTGTTTCATGACCCTTCCATCTGGCCTGGTTCTCTCAATCTGCTTTCCTACAAGCCATTTAACTGCTTGCGCCCCTGGAAGTGTGATTCCATGACCTTCAGTGAAACTTCTGATGCGTGATGATTTATTGAGGTCAGGAAGAATAGAACGCATCACTTCTTCATGGTCTTCATAGCGTGTTGTACCACCACGCTTTAAAGATGCAGTACCGATACCTCGTGGGTCTTGCCATGGGCGCATCATATTGGCAGTCATATCAGACTCACGACCATCTACTGTCATTACTGAAGTGTCACCAGCAATGTTCCTATAGAAAGAGTTTACTTTTGGTGAACTACTGCGGGGTAGAATTTCTTCGGGGTCTGCACCTTCTAGAATATTGAGTGCTTTTACAACATTTGTATCAGATGATACAGATATAGATGGTGCCCGTTCCTTCATCATTGCCTGAACTTCAGGAATACGGCCTGTAGGCTTCAATAAATTTTCAGGCACTTCTTCACCACGAGTACGAAAATCAGTGGAAAGTGCTCTATTGATGACTCTATTTGACTCTGACTGACGGTGGCTTTCACGAACCATTGCCCGTTCTGCTGGTGTCATAGATGCAATTTCTGCAAAAGCATTAATGTTGTTGCTATCAAAGTCCATGTTTGGTGATACAGCGGCGACAATTCCAGAACCATGTGCTGGACTAATGCCAATGTCTAATGAACCTTTTCGTGTGGCTTCTTGTACACCTGGGTACCAAAGAAGTCCTTCTTGTAAAGTTTCATCTGAAGCACCAAGAATCAAGTCTTTGGAACGCTTGCGAGCATCAGCAAATTGTTCCGCATTGATTTTAGGGTTTACATCAAAAAAAGGAAATTTTGCCATCAGTAATCTCCTCCAGCGTCCACATTCTCTTTGTTTACCTTGCGGTAAGCCGCTGTACCACGCTGACGCTGGCGACCAGTGTCAATAGGGCGAGATGGACGGCGAACAGGTTCTGGCTTCTTGTCAATGTCAAGGTGACCTGGCTTAAAGTTGTCTAGAGGGTCGGTGTAGGGGATACCTACACCAGACATGTGGCGCTGCACATCAATACCACCACGAGGTCCCATTGGGCTGGGAACATATGGGCTTCGGAACTCGGTACCAAAATCAGGTCGCTTATAGAACTGCTCACTAAACAATGAGCGCTTAAGGCCCCGCATTAACGGTCTGAAGTTATATGGAACACCCGCCCCTGCAAAAACAGGAGCAATAGGCATGTCTGCCGTAGAGGTAGGTCCGCTACTGTCCTGTGCGGGGGCGCCTGCGTCTGCGCCCTCCATGATTATCAGTCGTAGACGACAGTTGGGTTCGGACGGTTCATGTGACCACCCGTGTTGTACTCATACTCAAAGTATGGCATCGCATCGCCAGCAATTGAACCCTGTACGAATTCGCTGAGAACCGTAGGAGCCTCAATCCAGGTAGCGGCGCCAACATGTGCACGCTCTGCCATGGTCTGTTCTGCATGCTTGTAGAACATCTCTGGGTTGTTGTGGTTCATACGCATTGGGGATGGTGCGGTGTCCATATATGCACCCTGAGCGAAGTCCATAGGAACATCGGTGTCGGTGGCGACTCCCTCTTCAAAACGAAGAGGACCCTTGTTCATTGGGATGCTTGGCGCAAAAGAGCGTTCAAACACTGGGCTGTGCTTCTCAGGAAACATTGGTGCTGGTGAAACATTCACTGTAAATAGTCCTCCAAATAGGGGGTTGTGACTTTCTACAAGAATAGCATTTTTATGAACGCCCTACCTGAAGAATGGGCTATTTGACTCTTGAATCTGTGGCATCGTGTCCATAACGGTCATTGCACAGGCAATTGCAAGGCTATCAGGGTAGTCGTCAAAGGCTCCCTTTTCATTTGGAGCCGCCGCTAACAGGTAAGGACCTTTATATACTTTTTCTAGGTCAGACATCTGTTGATTGAATCTTTTCCATGTACGAGTACGGCGAGCCTTACTATGACCAGGAAGGATGAGTTGGTCACGCTGAATAATCTCTGTGAGATGCACCCAGCGCTCGTTCTGAGCCTTTGAATCAGATGAGATGGCTAATACCTCAATATTAGGTAAAAGAATCTGTAGACGCTCTGCTACAGCGCCACCAACGCCCTGTGCGTCCACTCCTACACGGAGCAGGTCATAATGTCGCAAGAAGTCCACAATGTGGAAATATTGGGATTCCCATTCTTCATTGTTAATCTCAAGCCAGTTCAGGACACGATGCTCATAGAAACCGAATGGGTCTGGGTGGTCCCAGTCAACCCAGCACACAGTCACTACCGTTGAGTCGTTGGCTCTCGCCACATCTATCCCAGCGACACAAGGTGTGCGCCACCATTCTTTAACCAATGGCATAGACGGGTCGTACAGTCGTTCCATACGCTCTTCAGTAACGAACATACCTTTTTCAAGGATGAACTTGTTCATGTAAGACATTTGGAATTCGTCAGAGTCTTCGCCAATACGCAATTTCTCTTTAGCGATGAATTTGGAGTAGTTGGGGTTGTATTTAGACGCAACCCTGTAGTCATACTCAAAGTGTGCGTTTCGGTGACCACGACCACCATTGGCGGAACGGCGCTTGTTATATTGAATCATCTTATAGAAATAAGATTTATGACGGTTAGCCGTACCAGTAAGGACCATAGAACCGTTGTTGAACGCCAACATGGGGGCAATTGACTTGGTAATCATGACTTCATCGGCTTCCTGAGCCTCGTCCACTAGGACCATGTGGTAGGTCTTGGACTCAATCTTTGCCTTAGGGTTACATGTCTGCATACGACAGAGTGAACCAGAGTTCTTAAGGGTAATAAGGCGACCACGACCACGGGTACCACCACCTGTTGCCTTGTCATCAATCTCTGGGTCAAGGAGGAACTCAAGAGCATGGTCGCTGGTCAACTTGGACACGATACGACCAAACACAGTGTCGGCCTGCTCCTCGGTAGGAGCAAAAGTTCCAACCCAGAATCCCTTCTCAAACTTACCTAGCCACAGAGGGTAGACAGGAGCCAACTTGGGAAGGATGACCATCATGCCCGCAATAACGGCAGACAAAACTTCAGACTTACCTGACTGGCGGGTTGCCACCACTGTCATTAGGTCACCGTCACCAAGGACGGCGGACTCTACGATTCGGTAAGCAATTGGAATCTGGTAGGGGAAGAACTCAACATCACAGAACTCTTCGGTGAAGATAATGATGCGCTTAACTAGTTGGTCAATGAACTCGGCAGAGGTTTCATCAAGTTCCTCGCCCTCACCGAAATCTTCAGTAGGTTCAATTAGTTCATTTTCGTCTAAGGACATATTTCCCTATGGTTGTGTGGAACGAGATTGCAACTCATCCCAAAGGTCTTTTACAAGATTTAACACCCTAGAGAATTCATCGGGTGATGCTTTATGGAATGCCCATTGGTCATAGGTGGCTCCAAGTTCCATAAGGCAAGCATTAAGCCACCCACGGAGTTGGATGTCATCCATATTTTTAATGCGGTCAGCCCGTGGGCGCTCCTGTTTTGTTTCCTTTCGGAACAGCATTCCAGTTTCCAATCTCGTGTGGTGTCAGGTCTAGGTAACGACCCTGCATTGCAGACAAGATACCCGATTCTTCACTGAGATGTTGTGGTTTACAGAGACCAACTTGTAGACAACGCTTAAAGGCAACAATGTAGATACCTGTCCCCTTGTTCCATGGAGAAGATGTTTGGTGCATGGTCCCAACACCCACATGAATTAAGCGTGTGTCTTTTTTCAAGATTGCGTACACACGACCATAAACATACAACTGGTCATGTTGAAATTTAAATACAAACTTAAAGTAGAAGAACGCAGGAATAATAAATGCAGGGTGTAGAACTATTGCAGATGTGGCATAACCAAGAAATACCAGCAATGGCCCAAATGTAAGGGCTTTAGCAATACTCTTAGAAATCTTGCGTGTGGTAGTTGTCATCTCGTGAACCTATTCTGCTATATCTGTATGAGTTTAAAAAGTCATTAATAAAACGACCCTTTGAGTTACTGTTTGCAAAGTTATTATAGATACTTTCAGGAACATTGTTGTACTTGTAGGTATCTCCACGCTTGTGGAACTTGACATAAACGGTGCCTAGAACATTTGTACCATATTGCGGGTCAACACCAGATTTAGCAAGAAGATATTGTTTTTCTGCTGGCTTAGGAACAAACTTATGTGAGGCTACACGGGTACTTCGGTCAGGACCCTGACCATAGTTATCTTCTGGTGGACGAGCGTCAGCAACATAGTAGGTGTCATAGTTGATGGATACTCCACCCTCTTCACCTTCGGTTGGTAAGTTTTCTGACTTAACACGGGAAGAACCAAACATCTCAAAAGGAGGGAGGTGGTCTTCCTCTTCTCGTTCAGGTGTTCCGCTAGGGATTAACTGACGAAGGTCTCGGTTTGCACCAATCCGACCTTCTTCAGCAAGGATGTCTGTAAGACTTCTACCCAGCCGTTTTTTCGGTTTCGCCATTTGATTCCTTTTGAATTAAAGCCGATTTTAGAATGGCTAATTCAACATTAAGACGAGAAATCTCAGAAGAGAGATGCTTGATTACTTCTTGTGGGTCAATTTCCATGCGGAGATACTACCTTATTCAGGCTTAGGAAGTGCACGCCATGCGGCTTCAAACTTAGCCGCATCCTTTGCCATTTCTGGAGAAAGTTCTAAATGCAACCACTTCCCGCCAAAACTTCCAGCGTTATCGGACTCACTAAAAATCTTTACCCCAGCCTCATTTTCGCCTCTTGAGCACCTGAAACCTCTTCCATACCCCTGGTTTTTGTCCTTGGGGTTTGCGTCAAATGCGTAGTCGTGAATCTCTTCAATTCCTAATTCTTTTGTGTACTTGATGAACCAGTTCCACATGGCAACGCCGACCTTGCGGTCGTCATACCCAATATCTACAGCGGCTCCAGTGGCGTGGACACTGAGGAATTTCTCCATGCCAGGGTCGCCAATCTTCTTACCAGCGGTCTTAGAGTTTCGCATCAATCGGGCGGAATAAATTCCCAGATTCTTTGTTTTCCATCTCTTGGCACAAAGTTCTGCCAGTTTCTCGGTTCCAGGCTGTGCACCTTTTCCATCAAATGCGGGATAATAACTGTATTTTCTTGGCATGCACCTATTTTAGCCTATCTAGTCAAGGCTCGTTGATGTAGAATCACCACTTATTTACAGGACAAAAAGCGTGTAGCAACTCTGTTTTTGTAGGCATATGACAACCACACTTACTACATTGATGGGTAATCAAGTAGTGTGGGCAGGCTTCACAAATTGCCAATCGCTCTGCTTTCACAGTGTCAGATACTTTTGGAGTATCAGGATTAAAAAGGGCTGTAGGGGTAACGATTCCTGCTTGTTGTTTGGCTAGGTTCTTAGCCTTCCAGTCTTGCCAAGGACTCATGGCCTAACAAACCCTTCACCGTTCCAAAGCAACCCTTCTTCAACAGGGACATCGGAGACAATAATCTTTGGGTCGCTGCTGAGAATGGCTATCAACTTATCAACAGCATCCGACTGGATATTTGGGACAGGCATTTCGCCTGCTACTTCTCCATCTACTACAAAAATAAAATGTGACATATCGCTCCTTAACAGCAACTAATGATTACGCACTGGTCTGTACCTGTCTTACGATAGCCGCCAACAGAGCAACTATCTACATTCTCAGGGCCAACTAGCCCTGAACCGCCTGAACAGGATGCATTAGCAGTTCCTGCACTATCGGAGTATAGCCATCCCCAAATAGTTCCAGTTACATACTGACCATTGTTAAGTTGGATGGTAACAAAATCAAAGTATGAAGTCCATGAACCACAGGAACCAGTTGTGTAAGTAGTGCAACCAGAACCACTATTAGCGGTATACAAAGTGGCAGAACCGCAGCCAGCGCAATCCACCGATGATGCAGTAAAGCAACCACTATTACAATCAGGAGCAGCAACAGTAGCGCCAGCGACATCATAAGATGGACAACCATCCTTTGTATAACGAGTGGGAATCTGGTAGGTGCGGTTGCCACATGACCCTGAGTACACAGCACTTAAAGTAGTTGTTCCCCAATCACGACCACCAGCGTCATGCCTACGGCAATCAGTCCATGCCCGTGCCCATACGCCGTCTTTCTTAGCCCATACACTTTTAGCGTAAAGCCAGTTTCCCCCTGATTTACCATACATAACGGTTCCTTGGGATTGGTCATCACCACCAACCCATGTTCCATTTTTGTTGGCTTTGAGAGTCATGTCTTAAACCACAATCCAAACATCACCGTTACTTCCACCTGTGGGACCACTAGCAGATACGGTAATTGCAGTAGAAGCAGGACCTGTTGCACCTGTAGGACCAGTAGCACCTGTGGGACCAGTTGGTCCACCTGCGGGGCCAGTAGCACCAACGGGGCCAGTAGCACCTGTTGCACCCGTTAGACCAGTGGGACCAGTAGCACCTGTCGCACCAACTCCAGTTGGACCAGTTGGTCCTGTTAAGCCTGTGGGTCCTGTCGCTCCAACAGGTCCAGTAGCGCCTGTTAATCCTGTGGGTCCCGTGGCTCCTGTTACACCAGTTGGTCCAGTTGGACCTGCAACTGATGATGCGGCTCCAGTAGGCCCAGCAGGTCCTGAGGAATAGGCAAGAGACGACCACGCCGTGGTCCCATTACCAACTTTAAACTTACCCGTGTCTTTTTCAAGACCCATCTCACCTTCAGCAAGGATGGGGTTAGCGGTAGTCCACTCAGCCGCTGTACCTCTACGAAGTTGAATTTTAATAGGCATTACACACCACCTGCATTAATTGAGTCAATTCCACCGTATGAGGAATTGGGAAAACCACCATCTAGATTAGTTGAACCTGATGAAGCGGTTATATCAGTTTGTAACCAAAAAACATTAGTCATGTTTTCATCATCTGCGGACACCACAATCTGCGTCCCAATAGTAGGTACAGCCCAAACACCATTAGAAGACTGCCTACCAATACGAGAAATTGAAATTTCTGTATTCACACCTGTTACCGAAGGAATTTTTACCCGAATCTCACCTGTAGTTGGGTTGGTATAGGTGACAAGGGCACGATGAACAATAGATGAGCAACTATGCATAATTAATCCTTTAACTGGTACCAACCATCTTCCCACAAAGTGAGGAGACGGTTGAAGTACTTCTCATACATTAAACCAACGGGAGTAAGACCATATCGGTCTTTAGCGTAGGTGCTGATTAACTGGCGGTCTAGTTCTGGCGCCTTTTTAGCCGCATCTACAAACTCTTGAAGAGTGTGGCAACGGAACCCCGTCACTCCGTCTTGGACAGTTTCAGTAAAGGCGCCCCAGTCGGTAGAGATAACAGGGGTACCACAAGCCATCGCTTCAATAGCCACTGTTCCAAAAGGCTCCACATAGATTGTTGGTGCAAATAGGGCTATTGCGCCTCCCATGAGTTCGGCTCTTTTTTCTGTTCCTACAACACCTACATACTCACCGTACTCTGGTGGTACACCCTGCCCAGCAATCACCAGACGCTTCCCTAGAGCCTTACAGACATCTACGGCTATCTGGTAGCCCTTGCGCTCAATAAGGCGTCCCATATAGAGATAGTAATCCCCAGGTGTTTCTTGTAATGGAAAATCATCAACATCAATGTAACTAGGGATGACGGTGTCATAGAACTTACCGTCAAGGGCGTGGGGGTCGGTTACCTTGGAGCCGTAACAGGAGTGCATCCATGCGTAGGACTCAAATACCTTGTAGGGGGCAAATGAGCCACCATAACCAATACCGAACTCCACACTCAATTCATTTGGGAAAGCGTCAGCAATAGGTTTGGAGGCATAGCCAGCGATAAGACAAATAAAGTCTTTGTGCTCTAAGCGCTCTTTAATTCCCTTGATGACATTGTTGTTGAAACTAACCCAGTGGGGAAGTGTCCAATCAAAAGAAGCCGCTGAGTAATGGTTGTCTCCAACTGCAACAAGCCGTTCTTCTTCTGTAATACAAACAATGTGCTCGTCACAAGGGGCTTCATTGAATTCCCCACCATACAGATAGACCGTATGACCAAGGTCTTTCATCATGATGCAGAACTTGCGAATCTTTTCTGTATAGGCGCAAGCCGTAAAGTCTTCAGTGGTGTTTGTGTGAGGAAGACTAACTATGTGGAATCTCATCAAGGACCTGCTTCTTGTTTTTAAATAATCTTAACTGGTTATGTACATATGGGCTAAGCGATTCATGAATGTGTAATTGACAATGCTCAACGATTCTGTGAGTGTCGGACATTTCCCAATCTTCTGGAATTTGATAGTAGTCCCTAAATCGTTGAATACCAGCGTTTAGTTCATCTTGCTCCGCATTTAAAAGTTCTTGTGTATCCCAAATTCCTGGGTAAAGCACTGACAAGGATGATAGTGAACTACTTGCCATGTTCTTTTTAATAAATTCAATTAGTTCTGGTTTGTTAGGTTGCACATCCGTAGGACGCATTCGTGCGTTCTCGTTACCCTTAAGGTAGTTAGCAACTTGCATGTCAACTTGTGTATCAATAAAGTCAAGTGTAAAACCAAAAGTATTTAAAAACTCAGATGCTTTAAGAGCAATTTCTTCGGTGTTGTTAAACGGTTCTTTAGTTACTTCTGACCATTCATACAAAACTTTAAACATTTCTGAAAGAGTAAGTCCAGCACAAGGGCTTTCTGCATTATTTTTATATTTTTCACGAACTTCTTCGTCAAGATGTAAATGTAAGTAAATAAGATAACCAACACCATGCACTGATAATATTGATTCATATGCAATTATTTTATTAATTGTAGGAACAAGTCGTTCATCTTCTTGTACAAAAAGGTGTGGACCATACAGTGTGTTGTCACAACGCCATTCTGCTTCTGGGTCAAAAAGTGCTCTTGAAGAACAAAATCCAAAATACCCTTGTGTTGTGTTGTCAATATCTGTGTCATAGATGTCAACAACTCGTTCCCAGTAATTTAAGTTTACAATTTCTTCAATATCCCCTTGTTTAGCAATTAAACAATTATTAAAAGCGTGTCTAAAAGGATGTGGGATAGCAACCACAAGGTGACCATCTTGCATAGAAAACACTTCGGCATCTATAAATGGGTCATCACCAGCAGGGGTACGGCGGTATAAATCTACGGTAGTTCCTGTAATGTGGTCTAGTACATAAAACAACTTGTGTGTTTTAATGGCATCAATGGTAAATGGTTTAACAAGCATAAGCCCTCTTATGGTCCAAAGTATTTAAATGTTACACCACCAGCAACACCAGCATTAAACCAACCTTGTCCACCAGTTCCTACGATTGGTCCGCTACCTGCTGGAACTGAACCATTTGCGCCAACACCTTGCGTGCCTCGTCCTCCACCGCCGTTACCGCCACGAAGACCGTAGGCTCCACCACCTGCGCCTCCTGCACCACCGTTGTGTGAAGCACTGTTTTGAGTGGCTGCGCTGGCACCAGCAGCATCAGTTCCACCGCCGCCACCGCCAGCGTAATAACCGCAATCGTAGGCGTAGCAAGTTTGGTAGCAAGTTTGGTAGCAGGTTTCGTAACAAGTGTCGCAGCAAACCGACCCATTAATACAGTTGCCATTCTTGTCAACACCTTCACAGCAGCGACAGTTACAAGCGTAAGGGTTACAAGAAAATGGGTTACAGTTAAACGGGTTGCAGTTAAATGAGTAGTAATAACCATAAGTATTGTTTCCACCACCTCGTGCTGAGTTGTCTCCTGAACCAACAGCACCGCCAGTTCCGTTTGGTGCGCCACAAGAACCTGGGTGTGCGCCAGTGCCACCACCGCCACCAGTCCATGTTGTTGAGCCAATAGTTAAGGTTGTATTTCCGCCTGCTGTTGCTCCACCAGCACCATTCCCACCGTTACCTCCTGTACCACCAGCACCTACGGTTCCACTAATTGTTTGAGTTCCTGTAGTAGAAGATGTGTGAGATGCAGAAAGACGATAACCGCCTCCGCCACCTCCTGCGTAGTTGGCTCCACCGCCACCACCATACAAAAGAATTTCGGTAATGGTAGGGGCAACACCAGGAATTGAGGGTAAAGACAACGAATAAGCACCAGCAGTGGTGTTTAAATAAGTTTTCAGACTCCAAGTAGTAAACGAAACAGTATTACCTGTTGTTGTCCCAACGCCATTAACTGCACGGCAACGGACATAATAAAGTGTTCCATTTGACAACCCAGTAACAGTTGAAGAAATTGTTTGATTTTGTCCAGTAGTTGTGGTTGCTGTTACTGTTGTAAAACTAGAAAAAACAGAACTTGTTGAATAATCAAAATAAACAACAGTTGATAAGTTGTTTGCACTTACAGTGGCGTTAAAAGTTGCTTGATTTTGATTAAAGTTTGTTACAGCATCAGTTGTTACTGTTGGTAACTCGCCAATGCTAGAAGCAAATGTGCCTTTTTTGATAGGCATTATGCACTCAAATCGCCAACAAGAACATAACTGTTAGTTCCAATACAGAATAATGTTCCAGACGAATACTGGGCACGAAGTTTAAGTCCTGGAGTGCCATTAAGAGTTGCACCACCTGCGGCTACTGTAACTATGCCAGAGCCAAGGCTCATAAGGTCAATGCTTTGACCAGCGGTAAAACCAAGAGATGTTCCAACAGTTACTGTAATGGCTGAAGAGTTATTTAGTGTCACCATTTTGCCAAGGTCAGATGACAACAATGAATAGGTTGTACCCGTTTGTGTGTTAACAACTTGTGTTGTTGCCCATGAACCAGCAGGACCCGTGTCTCCAGTGGCTCCAGTGGCTCCTGTTGGACCTGTTGCACCAGCAGGGCCAGTTGCTCCTACAGGTCCTGTTGCTCCTACTGCACCTTGTTCTCCTTGAACACCTTGGATACCAGTAGGACCAGTTGCTCCTACTGCACCAGTGTTTCCCGTGACACCAGTGGGTCCTGTTGGACCCACATCTCCAGTAACACCTGTTGGTCCAGTAGGTCCTACAGGTCCTGTAGGACCTACTGCTCCTGTTGCGCCTGTGTCGCCTGTAACACCAGTAGGTCCTGTAATTCCAGTAGGACCAGTAGCCCCTGTCAATCCTGTAGCGCCCGTTAAACCAGTGTCACCCTGAAGACCGCTTGGACCAGTTGCACCAGTAGCACCAACTCCTCCAGTAAGACCTGTTTCACCTTGCAAGCCAGTAGCACCTGTGGCTCCAACAGGACCAGTTGCCCCTACGGGGCCTGTGGCACCTGTAGGACCAGTAGCCCCTGTTAATCCTGCATCTCCAGTAACACCCGTAGCGCCAACTGGTCCCGTTGCACCAGTAACTCCTGTAGGTCCTGTTGCACCAATATCACCTGTAGCACCTGTAGGACCGACAGGACCTGTTGCACCTGTTAGTCCTGTGGGGCCAGTGGCTCCCGTGTTTCCAGTTACACCAGTAGGACCTGTGGCTCCAGTTACACCTGTAGGACCAGTCGCACCCGTAGGTCCAACTTGGGTATACATGACTTGTGTTGCAGTAAAAATGACCGAAGGGATTGCAGGAGCAGGAGATGTGGCTCCTACATACTCAAGTGAAAGAGCAGTATTAGTTGTCTGCCATGTGAGTTCTATATAGTCGTTTGCTGCAAGACTTAAAACAACATTTACTGTTCCGATTGCATGACCGTTTACTCCACCATGCTTAGAAACAACACTCCACTTAGAGTCAGAATCAGGAATATTGGTTCCATTTTTTCTAAACCAAATATTGCCATCAACAATGTCGTTTGATGTATTGACCCATTGAACAGAAAATATAAGGCTATAAACACCAGTATTTGCAAAAGTAATACGAGAGCCAGAAACAACACTAACCCCAGTAGAGTCAGGGTCAACATTATTGAGGGTGATTGCATACGCAGTATTTGCTGATGCAGCCGTTTGGTCTTCTGTTGACCAGAAGGAACCCCAATATCCAAGTGCGCCACCTGCGCCAGTAGGACCAGTTGCGCCGATTGGACCAGCACCACCAACATTGACCCAGTTCATTCCGTCTGTGCCGATGATTATTGATTCGTCTGGGTTGGTGCCATACGAGTTCATCATCCACGATGTGCCACCGTTTACTGTTCCATGAGAAACAAATAGATAGTCACCGTTATGAACTTCAATAGGTCCTGAGTTGTCAAAGTCTGTCGCACGAGTTAAGCGCCAGTATGTAGAACCATTACCAACGGTAGTTACAACATAGACACCGTTGTGAATTTGGTTAAGTTGGTCCTTGACAAGAATTCGGTCACCAGCATCTGCTGCATGTGAGTCAATTGTTAATGCACCAAAAGTTGTTGCCTGAAGGTATGCACCAAGACCAGTTCCGTTGTTGTCGTCAGCAGAACCAGTCGTGTATGTAGGGGAGTTTGGAAGTACTGCTGATGTAGCGATATGTGCGGATTCATGAGAGTTAAGGTTTCCGATTGGGCCTGTGGCTCCAGTCGCACCAGTTAAGCCAGTAGGACCTGTGGCACCAGTAGCGCCCGTTAACCCTGTAGGACCTGTTGCTCCCGTAAGACCCGTTGCACCTGTTGGACCAGTTGGTCCCGTTAAACCAGTTGCTCCTACAGGTCCTGTTGCTCCTGTAGCGCCGATGCCCGTAGGTCCTGTTGGACCAACATCCCCTGTCGCACCTGTAAGACCCGTTGGACCTGTAGCCCCAGTTAAACCTGTAGGACCTGTGGCACCAACTGCACCAGTTTCACCCTGAATACCATTTGCGCCAGTAGCGCCAGTCGGACCAGTAGCACCAACTGTTCCTGTTAAACCTTGGTCGCCTTGTGGACCAGTAGCACCAGTAGCACCAACGGGACCAGTTGCCCCAATAGGTCCTGTAGCACCGACAGGTCCAGTTGCACCGATTGGACCAGTAGCACCAGTCGGTCCTGCTACGGTACTATCTGCACCAGTTGCACCTGTTGGACCAGTAGCACCAGAAGGACCCGTGGGTCCAGCAACAGTTGAGGCTGCTCCAGTAGCGCCCGTAGGACCTGTTGCGCCAGCAGGACCCACAGAGCCAGTGGCTCCTACAGCACCTTGAATGCCCTGAATACCTTGAATACCTTGAATGCCTTGTGTACCAGTGGCACCAGTTGCACCTACTGGGCCAGTTGCACCAGTTAATCCCGTTGCGCCAGTGAGTCCTGTGGCACCAGTTGGACCCGCAACAGTTGAGTCTGCCCCAGTAAGACCAGTCGCTCCAGTTGCGCCAGTTAATCCTGTAGCGCCAATTGGTCCTGTAGCACCAGTAAGACCAGTCGCTCCAGTTGCGCCAGTTGCGCCTGTTAAACCAGTGGCTCCAGTTAATCCAATGACACCAGTAGCGCCAACAGGTCCAGTAGCGCCCATTAATCCCGTTTCACCAGTTAACCCAGTTGGTCCTGTTGCACCTGTCGCACCTTTAGAAACAGTAAGGACCCAAAACAAAGTGTTGGTTGGCTCTACACCCGTGTTATTGGCAATAGCGACATAAGCAGAGCCAGCGTAGCCAACAACATCTTTGGGGATATAAGAAACAGTAGATGACCAAGCGCCACGATAAACAAAAGCAGGGGGTCCTTGAGGACCTGACGCACCCGTGGGGCCTGTAGGACCTACAACACCCGCAGGTCCACCCACACCAGGGTCATGTATCTCAAGGGTATCTGTCTTTGTATTAGTGACAGTAACCGTTTTGTATGGTGTTTTATGGATTTCTACTGAATCGGTCATACTGGGGGCACAGAGGTTGAAGGCTCTACAACAACCTGCCCCTGCGAAATGCTTGACCAATCACCAGCACTATCTTTTACGAATAGGTCAAATGAATAGGAGCCAGCAGGGATACCATTGGTGTCAGAGATATGGATTTCTAGCGTGTAACCTGCCTTAGGCGCAATGTACCCACGCTTGTTAGAAGGGCTTAGGGCGATAATAGTTGACTCACTTGGAGCAGTTGAGAACCAGCGGAGGTCAAGGACGGTGGTTCCAGAAGTGTTCTTTGCCTGCATGAAAGCATCAGTGACAGTCAAGATGTTGCCATCAGAATCTTTCCATGTGTAGGACTGGCGGAAGTCTGTATATTTCTTGAAACGGATTTCCATAGCGAGAGCGTCCTCCAGAGGCGTAATGTTGTCTAGGGCAGATACTGTAATTGTACCTTTTGAAATCATTGTTTGGATACCCTTAACAGTTGCAAGGACATCATAAGAAAGTTCACCGAGTGGTAAATCTTGTGTTTCTTCTGCTGTTAGGCTTAACTCCACCCCACGCTCAGTAGTAATAGTGGTGGTAATCTCGGCTACAGTCAAATCACCTGTCTTGATGTAAGCACGGGCATCAGTAGGGGCATACAAACGGCGTGTTCGTCTATCCTTAATGATAAGCAACCGTTCCCACGGTAATCCCCGTGTGAGACTGTATTTAATTGTCTGAGCCTGATAAGACATGTATCTATTCTACTTCAGAACAGGCTACTCGTCCCCGCCCTTTGCGATACCTGAAACAACATGTACAACTAGGGCTATGCCACTAATCCACAGACCATAGGTACGAACCTGTCCAGACAAAGTAATTAGAACTAATGCGGTTCCAGCAAGCGTCCACGCTAAACCTTGCAATTCTTCAAAAAATCTTTTCACTATGGCCTCCTACGGGAATCTGACTGGGGACCGCTGGAAGACGAAGAAGATACAGAAACTACTGGTGCCATAAATAATACACCAGTTGCGGCTACTAGGACCTTGCGCTGTCCGACATTGATGTTTGAACCAATCGGTACATAACTATTAAACTTATTGTCAAACACATTGATGCTTTCTTCAAATTCGGCTCTGACTTCCTCTGAAGCGCCCTGAACGGCTTCCACCAGTTGTTCTGCTTCTGCGTCAGACAAATCTGACACTTCCACAGCATCAAAGATTTCTGCGGCTTGCTCTGCGGTCACCGATTGGATGACATCAGGGTTTGTAGCCAGTTCTTCAGCCTCAGCCGCACTAACGCCTTCTTCAATGATGTTGTCCACAGCGGCTTGAATCTCTTCTTGTGGAAGGTCAGCAATAGCACCCAAAAGAGCCAAAACTTCTGTGTCAACTACTTGCTCAGGGTCTGGTTCAGGGGCTATAGTTGTGGTTGATGGAATTTCTAATGTGGTTGTTGTTTCTGGCACTGTTGTCGTTGTGGTTGTGGTTGGAGCCATCGTCACAACTGGTGGCACCGTTGTTGAAGAAGAAGTTGTGGTCGTTGAAGAAGTGGTGGTGGTCAACTCGGTTGTCGTGGTGGTTGGCGGCACAGTGGTTGAAGGTGCAACTGTGGTTGTACTCGTTGAAGTCGTGGTTGTACTCGTTGAAGTCGTAGTTGTTGGTACTGGTAAAGTTAAACCTGACACCTCATTACTCCACCCCGAATAAACGGTAATAGAATCGTTATCAGCACGAACTTTAAACTGGTATTCGGTATTCGGTGTTAGGTCTTCAACAACTGCGGATGTCTGTATTGACGAAATTGCCCATCCAGTACGCCAGTTGTCATTTGAGAAAAAAACAGCGTATCTCTCTACCTGAGCATTAGATTGTTCTGGGGCATCCCATGATAAGTAAACCTTATTTTGGTTTGTAGATGTGACAATTAAATTCTGTGGGGCGTTTAAATACGGGGCAATTGTCGTTGTGGTGGTGCTAGTCGTTGTCGTAGTTGGCTGTTCTGGCACTTCACTAGGTACAGAGTTAGTTTCTAGTGTGTAAGAAGTGCCATACCACCTATTGGGGTCACCGCAACAAACTCCTGTGCGGAGACGGTATGTACCACTTGTTTGCACATCATAAGAAATAAATGAATCTAACCCGTAGTAGTCATCATTTGAAGACAAAACAGTGTTATTACTGTCATACAGCCAAAACATACTGTCAATACCGTATTGCTGGGCATTTGCCCGCACAGTAAAGGTAGTACCAGACTCCAACTCAAAGTAGAAGTCGTTGGCACCAGAGGTGGTTAAAGTTTCGGCTTTAGCGGGAGAAGACGGATAGAACCCCAGCATTGTGAGCGTAAGCCACAAAAAACAACTTGTAATCCGCAAACGGGATTTAAGCATTAAGATAGTTTACCAGAGACACGAAGAGGGACCGCCCTCAAGCAGTCCCCCTCGGTGGGTAAAGACCTCATGAATAATTATACACAACTGTGCATAATTATGTGGATAACCTAGAGAACTAGGCTAGGTGAACCACCACCATACATTCCATAATGCATAGCGAATGCAATTCTGTCTTCTTTCCAACCCAGCAAAAGAAGTGTCTTAATAGCGTCTGCTCTAGATGAAACAGTTGCAACGATGTGCTTTTTCATAAGAGACGCCGCTTCTTCGGGGGTAACAGCGTCATCTGCTCCAGGTGAGTAATAAAGATGTGGTCTAATCACATGTACCGTTGACATTAATAATCTCCTACTACGAATTTTGCTCTAAGTGGTTCGCCTTTTATGAGGGCGGCAGTTGCTCGGTGATGTCCACCAAGCAGTCGCAGTTCCCCTGTGTGTGGATGAATATACACGAAGGGTGTTTGATTCCCAACATCCTCATGGTCAGCATGGAGGTCTCCATGTTGTCCGTGCTCTAAATAGTGTAGAACTCCACTAGAAGTAACGGAAGGCTGACTCCCGCTGAGAAATCGTGGGTCAAATTCACGAAGGTTATCTACTGATGGCTTGTCATGAATTACCCTACTTACCAACGAAGGGTCATAACTAAATCCGCCCTTATTTTTGGTTGATTGACTCCAGGGGATACCAGTTTTAAGACTGGCGGGTTGACCTTCTCGTACCCATGGGCTTTCTTCATAGTCAGGATTACGCCTACGAGAGTAATCAAGTTCTGCTGGTGAAGTAGGTTTACCTTGACCAAACAAAGGGTAAATGCTTTTTGACCCAAATAAGTTTTCTAGGCGCTTTGCGTAGTTTGCCTGATGATATGGGTGGCTCAGGTAAGCCATGTCAATGTATTCACCAAGTTGTGTTTCACTAAGCCTGTTGGTTGACATGGGCGTAACCTTATCCCTTAGTAAATACTTTCGCAACATTAGAGGTGTTCATCAATAAACTCCCTCGCAACAAGCATCCCTAGCGCCGCAAGATTCGCACTTATAATGAGCGTGTTCAGGACGCATTTTGCCCCCACACCAAACACATTGAGTAGAGCAGTCTTTGGCATCACTCATGACACCACGAGGATGATGTCCCAGGAACTAGCCTCAATCTGGATAGCCTTTGACAATACTATGTTCTTATAACCACTAGCCTTGGCAAGGTTTGTTGCAATCTTGATGGCGTCACTGATTAAAACCGTGTGCACAGGATAGGTTACAAACATAATTTAAAAAAAAATTATTGCTCTGTGCGTGAGATGCCAGAGTCAGACGCAAGCAACTGTCCTGACCACTCGTTGGCGTTACAGTCTTGACAATTGTCTAAATCTTTACAATTACAGCGTGATGTAATTGCATTGATAAATGCCGCCTGATTGCGCTGTCCTCGTGAAAGGAAGCCACCGCCACCTCCGAGGTTAATACCCTCAATTGCAGGTCGTTCCATTTCGCTACGGCTTGGTGTATCTGGACCGCTACCCATGCCTGATTTTTTCTTTGCCATACAGAAATTATACCTTAATAGCCAATGGGGGGTTTATGACCCTTTTCTAGGGTCAATACCTAAGTTGAATAAGTGCTTACTGTCATCCCCATACTCAATAGGGATAAACATGTCAGGGTTGATGCTAAATGCCGAAGCGACTCGGTGGTGACCATCAGAGATAACTGTTTCATCATTCTCTCGGCTGAAGAACTCAATATTGACAGGGTTTTGGACACCCTTTTCTTTGATTGAATCATGGAGGTTAAGGTTGTCATACATTTTTGCGTAAGAAATAGGGTCCATAGACTCTTCAAGTTTTTCATTTAACAATTCTGGATTTTGTGACATAGGACGCCACTCTTCCAAATCATCACCTGCTGGCATGTCCATTAACTCACGGGCAGTCATAAATAACTTGAGTTGTTTTGGATTGAGGTGATTTTTAGCCGCCATTAGTAATCCTCTAAACCAGGAAGTTTGGGTTGTGAATTATTATTTGGCAAATCTTCTTGAGAAAATTGAGTAGACATCTTAGAACGGCGATTTCTTCTAAGTTCGTCCCTTAGTGCGCTTCTTGCCACACGCACATCTTCATGTGATACCTCACCACGAAGGTAAATGCCCATGTGCTTTTCTTCAAAAGGTGTGACAATCTTTGGCTCAAACATAGTTGTGTTTACTTGTTCACTTCCAGGATTGTCTTCATTAGGTTGAATTAATCCACGCTCTACAGCGTGCTTAGCAATACGACTGCTATGAGGGGACAAGTTTGCTGAGGGGATAATGTCAGAGTTTAAGTGGTCTTGCTTAATGATTGACATCAATGTTGGAAAAGTGTGTGTTGCATGCTTATCAAAGTACGCATTAGAAATTTCTAGAGTACCCCTCTGTTCCCCAAACAGTTTCCCAGTATTAACCATAGGGTGATTTTTAATAACCTCTACTGCCCTACTAAAACCCTCTGGGTCTGTCCTATGTGTAGCCTCGTCATTGATGACGCTACTGATGGAAGAAACATCTTCTTCAGACATGTTGGGGTCATTGAAGTCACTGAGGTGTTTGATTAGTTCATGAGAGACACCAGTGGCTCTACTTAGGTGACGGGTAGGTGCGTACTTACCCCGTTCGTTTCCATTGTCCCAGATAGGTCCGTTAAAACCTGGGTTATGGATTACGCCTACTTCACCCCAAGCGTGGCCTGCAAGAGCACCGCTTCCAACTAAAGCGTCACTGTCAGTTGCAACAGCACGGTAACTCTTCCAACCTGCACCAAAGTTACCGTCTCCCCTAAAGTACCTACCCATTACTTAGACTTCTTATCTACTTTATTAAAGACATCGTTGATTTCGTCAACGGTAAGTTTTCCATCATCCATGAAGGCACGAGCAAGACCTTCAACTACAAATGAGACACCGCCAATACCTGCCATCAGTACGGCTTTCCATAGTGGAATACCAGCAATAGCGCCTGCGCCAACAACGGAAAGACCAGTGGCTGCAAAAGTGGCAAGAATACGGAGAAGAATCTGTTTCACAGACTCTATTTTACACTAACCGCCGTTGCGGTAAAAGCCACGACCAACAAGGTTGACCGATGGGGTGCCGAAGACCTTTTTCATCTGTTCTTGGCACTCTGGGCAGATAACTACTGGCTCTTCGGCATGAATTGACCGACTCTCCTCGTGGGAGTGGTCATTTGAGCATTTGTACTGATATGTAGCCATTTAGTCGTCTTCAAATTTATTTTTCTGGAACAGGTACGCAGGGTAGGAATCCATAAAGTCATCCGTCTCGTTTTCACGGCGCTCACGAAGAATCTGTTTCTGCTTGCGCTTTTTGTGCTCATTGTCAAACTGTGGACTTAATTTCTTTTGACGAAATTCGTTGAGGTCTACTACATCACCCATATGTTCTTATTCTATCAATAAGTGTCGTAGTGGTAGTCTGAGTCGTCAAAGTGTGGCAAATCCACTTTATGGTCTGCCTGTGTTTGGTAGTCATAGTAATTAGCATAACCAGGACCGACTTCATAATTTACAGGAATGAACTGGTCTGGGTTCAAACGATGTTGTGCGGCAATACGGTGGTGCCCGCCAACAATATACTGGTCCTTAGGGTGTAGAGAAACAGGAATCTGTACACCTGTCTCCTTGATGCTGTCCATCAAACCATTTTGTTCCGCTTCATCAGCCTTGCGTTCCCACAGTTCATCTGTGGATTCACCAGGAAGGTAGTCACCGTCAATTGGTTCAAAATCTTTGACGATTTCTCGTGCAGTCATAAACAGTTTTAACTGATTTGGATTTTCTTGTTTTTTCCGAGCCATTACACGAATCCTTCCATTCCAGGCAAAAACTGGTCACTCAACCCTTTTCTAGTGACAGGAGTAGTGTTTCTAATCTTAGGCTTGCGGAGCATCTCACGAACATCCTGTCGTGCGGCACGCACCATATCAGGGTGAATGGCTTCATCGGGTTGGTCATTACCCCACACATTGTTAGCAAACTCACTACCTACAGAACGATTATGTTGTCTGATGGTGTTTGTTACTTCTGCGTTAGGGTTTGCGGGGTCTGTTTCAACTAAACCCTTATCTAGTGCTGTTTTAGTCAATTTACTACTATAAGGAGATAACGAACCAGACGCAATTATTTTTTCTGCACCTAAATCACGCTTGGCAAGGGCGGCAAGGGTAATAGCAGTGTGGGGCATACTTGGGTCCGCAACCATGTTGTCAATTTGTATAGACGATGGTATTCGTTCAAATAGAGTTTCTGGTTGAAAGTATTTGTTACCCTCTATGTGTGGCTTCATTGCCTCTTTATCAAAACCCCCACTACGAAGAGCATGTAGTATCTGGTTTGCGGAATCTTCGTGACCAGTCCAGTCATCTTCTGGAATACTTTCAATTTTGTCCGAAATGTGTCTTAGATAATTATTACTTAAACCTGTCACATTGTATGGGTCACGGTAATTAGTTTTTGCACTATTATCAAAAGGGACAACATACTTTGATGGCGAGTGTGACACACTGATACTTGCGTATGGTCGGCGCTTTTCTACACCACTAAGTGTTTCTACCTCAAATTCATTACCTACAGCGTTATATGTAGACATGTCTTCTTCATGGTTTTTAAAGTATTCAATTGCCATTAGACAAAACCTTCCATGCCTGGGAGGAACTGGTCGCTAAGTCCTTTGGCTGTCACTGGCTTGGGATTGCGCTTGCGACCAAGAATCTCACGCACAGCCTCTTTACCTCGGATAACACTTGTATCAGGGATAGGTGCTCCTTTTTCACGGATAACATCTGCGTATTCACTTGACATGGTGTGACGAAGTTGTCTTTGCTCCTCATAGTCACCAGCGGTGCTTTCTGCGCTTGGGTTACCTGAATGGGCACTAACGGGTAGCCCACGCTTAATGGCGTTTTGTGTCAGTTTGCTACTGAACTTTGTCAGTGAACTATCTGCCACAAATGGCGCACGGTTCCCCTCATCGTAGGCAATACCAAGAAGGTTGATACCTGCGGCATTCATGGAGGGGTCAGAGTACATTCCGTTAATGTATGTCTTTGCAGGTTTTGATTCATAAAACAAATGTTCTGGTGTAATGTGGGGGTTGGTGCGTGCCTGCTCCACCGCCCAATCCATTGTCTTACCGTGGCTTGGATATCCTCTAAGAACACCAAGCGCACGCATAGCATCCATTTTTTCAGGGTTATCGGCTATATCTGGTTCGTCAAGTAATGAACGATACCTTTTGGTCAGGTATTCGGGGTGGAGACCAGTCTGACCACTGTCATCAGCGTAATTAGGACCTTGTTCATCATCAAAAGTAGGGGTGTACTCTGCAAACTGGTGATATGTACCTACATTTGCATTCGGCACCGCACCAGTCTCAGGTTTTGGTGTACCTAATGCTCTGTAAAACGACTGAAACCCACCAGGGTAGTGTTGGCGAGATTCAAGAATATATTCAGGCATCAGACAAAGCCTTCCATACCAGGTAGAAACTGAGCGCTGAGACCCTTCTTTGTGACAGGCGTGTTATTTCGGGCTGGTGTGCCACGCTGACCACGAAGCCATCCACGGATGTCATCCCTAGCACCCTTTACTTCTTCTGGAGAAATTGGTGTCTCTGGCTGGTCCATACCCCAAGGGTTATCTTGTCTTTTTACCCTGATAGTCCGCTTGCTCTTGTCAATGTCATTTGTAATCTCTGCTTCGGGGTTATCCCGATGTGTTTCAACTGGCAGACCTCTGGTTACAGCATTCCTAACCAATTGGCTACTAAATGGAGATAGGTCATCAGATGCAATTATCTTTTCTGCCTTTTGGTCACGCTTTGCAATAGCGGACAAAGTCATGGCTGTGTGAGCCATACTTGGGTCAGACACCATATTTGTAATCTCTATAGACGATGGAACCTCTTCAAACAAAGTTTCTGGTTGAAAATGGGGGTTACTCCGCATCTGACCCCGTACATATGCCTTACTGACAGGGTCTGACATGTGCATGATGCCGATGGTGTGCATGGCATCGTCATCATAGCCAGTCCAGTTATCTTCACCTTTTTTTGTAAGTTTGTCTGCCAGATGACTTACATAATCATCGCTGAGACCAGTGTCTGTGTAGGAGTCACCACCAATATTTGTGTAGGGTACGACAAACCTTCCTGGCCTGTGCTTTACATTAATTGTTGCAAAAGGTCGCTCTTGTAAGTCACCTGGGTCATCAGGAAGTCCAAAGAATGGGTCAGGCTCTACATCAACAGGCTTTCCTAATGCGGTGTAGGAAAAATTACCTTCGTAATCTGTGTTCTTAGAGTAATCAATTGCCATTACGAGTTCTTTAGACGGCGGTTGACGAAATCTGCCTGCTCTTGAGGTAAATCAGGTCCAGCGGTTGGTCTACGAGTTGTGACAAGGTTTCCTGACTCATATGCCTTCATAGCAGCGCCCATCAGTGCAGAACCAACGCCTTTTCCACGGTGCTCTGGCTCAACTTCAAGACTTTCAACTGAGTTTGGTGCAAGAGTGGGGTTCATGGAGTAATAAGCATCACCCGTTCCATGCAGTACCAGACGACCCATCACATCTTCGCTTGTGTAACTCCCACCATCATTAGGAAGTGCAGTCAATGTGGTGTACATAGGGTAGCGACCGTCCTCAAAAGGTAGTCGTTCATCAGAATGCTCTAATGAAATTTGAAACTGATTGAGGTTGAGATGCTTCTTAGCCATACACTTAGTTTACTATGGTCAAACGGCGAATTTTTTTACTCCGTTCAGCGCCCTAGTTGTCAGCGCCGCCTGTTTCGCTGTTCTGCATTTGCTTGACGAGTCTGGATACCCAACTTACGGGCGACCGCTACCTCACGATGGAACTGCTCTGGGTTGTGTTGTGCCATCCGTGACATGTGTTGCCAGTGTGTACGGTCCATGTTCCAGCCCGTAGCCGCCTCTACACCTTCTTTTAGGAGTCCAAAGCCAATCCTCTTGGGGTGTTTTTGCAACTCATTGGAAATAATGTTCTTATTTTCCTGGTGTTCTTCGTCAGAAATCTTTGCCATAGCCTTAACTCCTCTTTTGAGTCCAGTGTTCACCTGCACGGTGCTGATTAATGACTCCTACACCGTCCTTGTGGGTGGCAACATCTTCCAAAATGTCTCCAGAGGGGCTGAAAACGCTACGAAGACCACCAACTGGGGTGTGTTCTAGTCCATAACCGTCTACTGCAACGAATCCAACACCCCATTTAGCGTCAGAATCGGCTTCATAAGGGGAAAGACCTGCATCATGGAGCACATCATGACCAATAAAGCGTTCTCCAGCGACCGTCATCTTCTCACGGCGGTGTGCAGACTTCAGTAATGCGTTGAATTGGTCGGGGTTAAGTGCCATTTACCTAGTTTACTTCAAGATTCCCCATGTGGGATTAGGTTGGAACCTGATGTCATTGGACTCAAAATGCTTGACAATACCCGACTCAAGCACGACAACCCAGCAGGTGTTAGCGCCCCAGCCATAATCAATGAGTAAAAGTGCTACCCCATCACCGAGAGGGGTAGAAACCTCTAGTGGCTGTTGGAATTCGTGAATCAATTAGTCTCGTTCGTGGAGATAGGTCTCATCTTCACGATGCACATGTGCGGGAAGGCGTTCCGACTGCGCCTCTGGGTCGTTCACAGCCTCTTTGTAGGTCACAGGGACCATCCATGAGGGGTCAATGTCATGTGCGGCGGCAATACGGTGTGCACCATTGACAATACTGGTCTGACCACGGCTCCTGCCAAGACGAATGGGGTTGACCATCCCCTCTTTACGCAGGCTCGTATGCAGTCCTGACTTATATGCTTCATCGCTTTTGCGATTCCAGAATAATTCTTCAGAAGGATGACCAGACCTAGTGACATCTTTTGTGGTCATTTCAAGGTCTGAGCCTTCAAGTTCTTCACGGAGCATGCTGGCTGGCATAAAGAGTTGTTCGTTGAGGTGATGCCAAGTAGCCATCTATCCAGTATAGGGCTATCTAGGTGTGCAGGTGATTGTCCCGATTCCTGGTTAGGGCTATGTGGTGCGTGGGTGGTTTAGGGCTTAGTCGGTCCTACCCCCCACCCTGTCCGAGGGTACCACTTAACCATGGGGGGTGTCAAGCCCTGAGCATATGACATTCGTCACATGTGCCCATCGTCACACCCCCGACCATGTGACCTTCGTCACAGTGACCTTTGTCACACCCCGTTTACTTGACATCCAGGAAACCCTTACACCGCAAGGGTTTGCGGGGTACTCATCATAGTTCCCCCCCAATGTCAACCCCCCCTACTCCCCAGTAAACCCTTATGGCATAAGGGAATCCTCTCAGACGCTCTCTAAGCCCCTCTACCCATGAGTAACCCCCTCTAGGCACCTAGCACCCATTTTGCGCATTTAAACGGCTCTACGGCGATTCTGCATGTTTATGCAGGGCTTCAAATACCCCTGATTTCATTGACTATTTGAAGATTGAGCCTGTCAAAAACACCAATGAAAACGGGCTTTTTGGTTTTGACATCGCAGATATTCCATACATCCCATGAAACCCTTGAGCCATAAGGATTTGCGCCCATTTGGCACATATTTCATACAGAAAATGATGCATGAACATGCACTACAACTGGGGCTATGGAATCAGGGGCACACACAAGGGGGCGAGGGGGGCAGGTATTCCCCACACCTCCGATGCCCAAGGCACAATCCCGATGCCCCAGCACACCCCTGAGCCTCCAGCACCTACTCCCCCCTCAGACCACACAGAAGAGCCTTCAGAGCGTTCAAATACCCTCTCTGCCACCTGCATACCCTCCCCCTGTCTTCCCCCTATCAGAGGCTCTCCCAGCACGGTTTGGGCGCCCTTTTCCTCACCCCCCTATCCCTCGGAGCCTTGCCATATATGGGCAAAAAAAGAATCAGAAAAAACATTTGAAAACTATTGACATTCCGAAATGCCCTCTGCGAGACTGGGGGTGAGGGGCGCTTCGGCGCCTCGCTCTTTGAAAACTGAAGATTCCGCCGTGTTCTTGATGGCTGGGCTTTGCCCATTCCATAGCGCCCTGTTCCTGTCCTGCCCTAAGTCCTTGGGCATTGCAGTTCAGATTCAGTTGCCTCCACGGTTCATGGAATCCAGTCAGTCCCTTGAAAATTGAAGATTCTCCGCCAGCAGAGCAAACGCTCGCCACGCTGGTTTACGGTCAGAGCACTTGACCCAGTTCATACGAAGCCCTTGGCAGGGTGAGAATCAATCAGATATGCGCCACGGTCGGCAAGGGGTGGCAACCCCTCCCCAGTCAGACCGTGGTTATTGCGAACTAGCAGGTTCTGTGAACCTCCTCGGCTCCGCTAAGTCCACTCGGTGGATACTGGCGGATGACCCACTGACGCTAAGTCCAACGCTGACACTGCATTGTGTTGACCCCATAGTGGGTCACTTGCTCCAAGGAGCCTTTGCAGGACAGGCAATGGTAATGCGAATCGGATGGAGGGTTCCGTTCATCAAGGTCACCACTTCGGTGTGTGCGCCAATTACGAACGAGGGCAGGTGTCAAGGGATTGGCACGACACACAGAACAGAGGCTCTGCGGAGAAGGACTCAACTAGCACCGACTACACGGCACACGGTTCGCAACCCACACCAGTTGACGCTCAAGGTCAGTTGGAAAGCATCAGCACATGGTGTGGGGTCGCAACGGTGTCGGGGGGTTCGCCCCTCGGCTCCGTGCCACTGGCACATCGCAAGGTGTGCTGGTGGGACGGATAATCCGTTCCCTCTACCAAAGGAGCACCACACAATGGCACTTAATGTTGATTGGGGAAACACCCCCGTTTATAAAGAGTTCCTCGCCACCACCCCTGATGGCGACTTCACTGACTCCAACGGCTACCCACGCTTCCCTATCGGTGACCTCATGTTCAGCATGATGATTGTCCAGCAGGGTCGCATCTCTGAGAAGAACGCCCACAAGGTGTTCGCTCGCCTGTCGCTTTACCTTGAAGCGATGGTCGGTGGTTCATTCTCACGAGTGTGGGATGGCGAGAAGGTCATTGAAGAACGACTCAGCCCTGAGCACATCAAGCGTGCGATGGGCTTGCGAGTCAATGTGTCCGATGAGTCCGATACCAGTTGGGTGCAGTACTTCTTGCGTCTTGTAAAGCGTGAGAATGCTGAGCCTGTTGCTGGCATGACCGAATGGACAACGGCGAATATCAAGCGCCACCTTGCGAAGTACGAGGTTGACTACCTCGCCTCGTAAGTCACACCCACTACCAAAGGCATCAGCGCTTCGGCGCTGGTGTCCTCACTGTGCATCGGCTTCGGTCGGTGCATGGTGAGGACATTGTCCACAACACAAGGAGCACCACACAATGAAAGCAACCGACCCTGAGTTTGCAGGAATGCACCACGATGAAATCTTGAAGCACTTTGCAGGCATCAAGGCAAGCATCAAGAAAATGGGGGGCGTGACAGTCCCTCCAACACGCCAGCAGGTTGAGTGGGACAGCGTCCCTCTCATTCACGAAGACGCAACAATCGGTCATGTTGTCAAAGACATCCGAATTGACAGCGTTGGTCATGTCGGCATCGTTGATGATGTGAGCGTCATCACGAAGCGTGACGGACGCACAGCAGTTGTTGTGTCGTTCCGATTCGTCAACCACACAACGCTCAACCAATCCCGTACCGACATCAGAACTCGCAAGGTTGAGTTCATCCTCAACAACAACCAATAGGAGCACCAATGACAACACCTAAGACATACCCAACCTTCACTGACCCTGACGGCGTCCTACAGCCGTTCAAGGGTATGACCACGGGGCGCCATGCGAAGCGTGTCGTCTCGTACTGGCGCAAGGATGCGAGTGAGCCGTGGAAACGCTTCGGTAACTCCGTGAGCGTTGACGCCATGGACAAGCGCATGCGTCACATTGAAAAGCAAGGATGGAAGATTCGTTACTCCATCATTGACATGGACAACCAACTCACCATCAAACAAATTGAAACCATCAACAAGGAGAACAAATAATGAGCACATCAACCAACACACGCCACCCACTGACCATCTCGTACACCCTCATGGTGAGCGAGGAATTGCTGGACAACCTCAAGTCGCATGACGGCACCCGTTACTGGGTGCTGGGCGAATACGAAGTCCACACTGACTTTGAGGGTGAGACCTACATCACCGACAACGGTCACCGCTTCAACTACGACACTGAGACCGCACTGCGTGGCATCGCACTGTGGATTCAGAACGGTGGTGACTGGGACGAACTCAAAGACTTGTCCACCGACCACTACGACCACGATGCCATTTGGCAGTACGGGTTCTTCGGTGAACTTGTCTACGGCTAACCCATTGACCACCTACAACAACAACACCAACCAACAAGGAGCAATCATGACCACATCAGTAACCGAGGTGCAGAGCACCCTTTCAACCTTCCAGCCTCGTGACCGCAAGTACGACTTGCGCACCGCCGAGGGCAAGTACTTCAAGCGCCTCAACTCGTACAACAGTGAGTACACAGTGACCACTGGCGTTGTCATCGTCCCTGAGGAGCGTGGCTACGGCGACACTGCCACCGTCATTGATGTGACCTACGATGCCATCCATCTTGTGCGCACCGTTGATGTTGACAGCGACCTCGTTGAGACCTACCTCAAGGGCAAGTTGCAGTACGACTGGCAGTCTCGTGACCGCAAGAAGGCATCGTTCATTGTCGTCAACGAGGCGCTCTTCCAAGAGAGTTGGTCGGGCGGTCGCTGGGTGCATGTTGACTACTCCGTGTGGTCGCTTGAAGAGGGTGGCGAGGTAGTTGCCACCACTGGCACCAGCGACACTGACCATTACGAGACCTCACGCATTGTTGCTAAGGCGCTCGGTAATCGTGTGTTTGAGATGAACTCGGACATCCAAGCCAATGAAGCACGCAAGGCACAGGCTGACGAGCATGCACGCAAGGTTGCCGATGTCTTGTCAGCGTTCGTGCCGTCCTACTCCTACGAGCGTTCGCTTGCCGAAGCCACCAAGTTCATTGAGCGTGGTGTGAAGGAGTCAGAGGGTGAGAACAGTCACTGGCACAATCATGTGCATGTCGCCATTGACATTGAGGTGATGAAACTCTGTAAGCGATATGTACAGATTCTCGGTGCGACCACCGACACTGTCCGCATTGCGTTCAACTCGTACAGCGGTGACATCAAGGTCGTTGATGAGCACATGGCATACGCCACGGTCATCGCAGAGCGCACTGGTGGTGGCTGGTCAAGCAACGACTTCTCAGGAGCGTTGCTGGGTCAGGTACTTCACCGCTTCACCAAGATTGTCTGCCAGCACATCTAGTCACGACAACATCCCCCAAGGCATCACAGGCTCCCCCAGCCTGTGGTGTCCTCACAGGACATCGGCACTCCCCCAAGTGTCGGTGTCTTGTGAGGGCATACAGCCCAGCACCACTATCAACAGGAGAATCCAATGGGCGTTTATCAATACGCAATTACAAAGACCAAGCGAATCAAGGGACTGTCCGATGTCTTCGGTGACATCGGTGTGGTTGAGTTCCGCTACAGGTACTCGTGGTCACCGAACGAGAAGTTTGAGAAGTACTGCGCTCGCCTTGACGCCAATATTGAGCGCAAGTGGGCAGGCACTGAGTTGCCGATTCTTGTGACCGACAAGAAGGGCAGGGGCTTGTCAGTGTGGGTCGGTGACAGTGCGAACTGGTGTGACGGTGACAGCAAGGGTGGCGAGATGCCAATCGGCTCATCGCAGGGCTGGGATGCCTTGTGGCACTGGGCAGAACGCAATGGTCGTTTGGAGATTCCACTGTGGTTGATGACCGCTGGCGACTTTGAGCACAGCCAAGAGATTCCATTCGTCCCGACTACTGAGAAGGCATACCGAGAACTGGTGGACGCCTGCTCCACTCTCCGCCTCCGTCAGCGTGGCGACAGCAACGCTCAGCCACAGATTCCGAACAACCGCTACTGGGTCAACAATGACCTCTACACATACCTTTAAGGAGAACCCAATGACCATCAAGCAATACACAGTCACAATGTCCAGCACGCACTTCGTGCTTGCCGAATCCATATCGCAAGCGGAGAGCATCGTGTACGAGGCACTGCTTCGTCTCTCCAAGGTGGACGAGCGTGTCCCCGACAGTGAGGTGGACTGGTTCCACGCAGTCACCCTTGAGGACGGGCACTACTCAACCATCGTGCGAGACGGTGACGAGATGAGTGACTACGACAGGAAAGTCCAACGATTGAAGCGAGTGCGAGAACTCGTTGAGAAGGTCTGCAACGAAGAGATGGAGAAGAACTAATGACCACAATCACAGTTACATGGAAGGCGTTTGCGGACTCACTGACCTTTAAGGAGAAGGTCACATCGGCAACCATTAAGACCAACCGCATTCAAGGTGATGGCATCGCCATCGCTGAGGTGGTGTTCCGTGACACCAACCTCTACCAAGGCGTGCTGTGGGACTTGCTGGAGCCTGTCCTGCCTGAGAACCGAACACACACAGCACTGAGTGTTGGTGACGAGGTGACCGTTGACGGTCGCACTTACCAATGCGCCAGTATCGGCTGGGTGGAACTCACCTTTGACGCAGTCAACCAATAAACAACCAGTTCTAGTAAAGGAGAACAAAAAATGTCAGCCACCACCATCACCCCCCGTCAGCAGTCATTTATTCGCTCACTCTTAGAGGAGCGTCTTGATGTACTGGAAATCACCAACCTTGACGAGTACATCGTCTCGGTCGGTCTCAACGCACTCACAGCGAACTCTGCGAGCAAACTCATTGAGCATCTCAAGTCGGTGCCTGTGGGCAAGAAGTCAGAGCATGCGCACTTGCCCGAAGGTCGGGTCATCGTCAACAAGTTCGCCAAGGAGTGCACGCTCTGTGGTGGCTTGGTGGACAGCGGTGCTGGTCATGCAGTGCAGACTGCTAATGGCTGGCGGACATTCCATGCGATGGACAAGTGCAGTGCACCAGCCGATGCTCCACGCATCACGGTTGAGTCCAAGCGTGCGTATCGCTGTGACGATGGCACTGTCGCTATCGCCTACACCACACAGAACGGTCGCATTGCGATGCGCCGTCTTGTGATTCACGAGGACAACAAGGGTTCTCTTGAGTACTGGAAGGGCGGTGTCGCCATCGTGAGCGCCACTGGCTCGCTCCTTACGCAGGAGCAGGCATCCGAACTCGGCAAGGTGTACGGGTTCTGCATCTGCTGTGGCAAGGACTTGAGTGAAGACCAGTCGCTTGCTGTCGGGTATGGCAGGACTTGTGCTGGCAACAATGAGTGGTGGTACCCATCACCCAGTGAAGCACGAGAGATTCTCAACCGACCAGTCAGTATCTAGTTCAACCCATTAGTTGAGGGGACAGCACGAGCAACTGTTCGTGCCGTCCTCACTATCTATTCGCAATGTGTGAGTAGGTAGTGAGGGCGATATCATCGCCCCTGAGCACCCAACATAACCAAGGAGTATTCCATGTCCCACCGTTCCGCACTTGATGCCCTGCTGTCCTCAGCAGTGCGTGTCCCCAAACCCATTGATGTCTGCCCCGAACTCACAGCGCTGTCGGGTGCACATGACTATGACCTCGGCTTTGACCTGTCACTGCCATTACTCCCGTACCAGCGTGCTGGTGTGGCGTATGCGCTCAAGCAACGCCGTGTCATCCTCGGTGACGAGATGGGCTTGGGCAAGACCCCACAACTCATTGCCGTGGCTCTCAAGGCTGTTGAGGACGGTCACCGTGCACTCATCGTGGTGCCACCGTCACTGCGCCTCAACTGGGACAGAGAGATTGCCAAGTTCACCTCTCGCCGTCTCACCGTGGAGATTGCTGAGGGCACCACGCCCTACGCACTGCGCAAGTCTGATGTCGTCATCATCGGTGACGCCAGTGTGGTCGGCTGGGCGCCTGCGCTCAACCGTCTCAACTTCGGTGCACTGTTAGTTGACGAGGCACACCGCTTCAAGAACCCCAAGGCAAAGCGCACCATCGCATTGCAGGGCATCGCTCGTGGCATTGATGCTGACGGGTATGTCGTGCTCGCTTCGGGTACGCCAGCAACCAACCGCCCCGTTGAGTTGGTCGCACTGCTTGACACCATCGGTCGCCTTGACCCTGTGTTCGGTTCTGCTGGTTCATTCAAGTGGCGCTACTGCGACCCGATTCGCAATGCGTTCGGCTGGACATTCAACGGTTCAACCAACAGTGCCGAGTTGCACGACAAGTTGCGTGGCACTTGCTACATCCGCCGTAAGAAGGCTGATGTGCTCACCGAGTTGCCAGCCAAGCGCCGTGCTCAGGTTGCTATCGCTCTGACCGATGTGGAGTTGCGTGAGTACCTCCGCATTGAGTCTGACTTCCTCATGTGGGTGTACGGCAAGGGTGGTCGTGAGGCTGTCATGCGTGTGTCTCGTGCCGAGGCAATCACGCAGTTGACCGCACTGCGACAGGAGATGGCAAAGGTCAAGGTCAAGCACGCCATTGAGCACATTGAGTCCATCGTTGAGGGTGACCAGCCAGTGGTCATCTTCGGACATCACCGTGCGGTGCTTGAGTCCATCATCGCTGAGTGTGAGACACGCTCTGCTGAAGACCCACGATGGAATGTCGTGAGTGTTCTCGGTGGCAAGTCCGATGCACAAAAGCAACAAGCAGTGGACGACTTCCAGTCGGGTCGTGCGAGCGTGTTCGTGGGCAACTACACCTCCGCTGGTGTCGGTCTCACACTCACTCGTGCCAACCAGTGGGTGAGCGTGGAGTTACCGTGGACACCTGCTGAACTACAGCAAGCCGAAGACCGATGCCACAGATTCACGCAAACAGAATCTGTGACTTGCTGGCACCTGACTGGTGCTCGTGCCAATGGTCAGTTGACCATTGACGACCGACTCTTCGGTCTGCTCAACAGCAAGGCGGAGGTTCTCTCCGCAGTGCTTGACGGCAACGCCGAAGACCTCGGTGCTGAGGCTGGCTCACTGCTCGCCTCGCTCCTTGGTGACTGGGTCGGCTAACACAATCTGAGGTGGTGCTCACGGGCGTCACGAGGTGCGAGCCTCGTGGCGTGCCGTGGTCATTGTGGGGTCGGGACACTCCGCAGTGACCACGGGACGCAAGTCCAAACAGCACCAACACAACAAGGAATTAAACAATGAAGACACAAGCAATCATCACTATCAACCATCCCGACAACCTGTCAGCGAACTGGGTTATCGCTGATGTCATTGACCCATTCATCGCTGATGTCAACACTGGTGGCAACGATGAATGGAATCTCGCCTTGGCGTTGTCACTGACCGAGACGCAACTGCGTGACAAGGCATTGCGCAGTGCGCTGTTGCTGGTTCTCAGTGACTTCCCTGCGGACATGAGCAACGAGTGGATTCTTGACGGCGTCCTCAATGATGACGAGCGCATCATTGTGTGGGAGCCGTTCTCCATCGTCAACTGGGACAAAGAAGAACTGGTCGCTCACATTGAGCAGACAGCGGACACCATCTACAACACATACTTTCAATAAGGAGACAAACAATGAAGACAGAGACCATCAACAACATCCTGCTCGTACTACTGGGAATGGCACTTGCTCTTGGGAGTGTCATCTTGTGGGACACCGTGGACTACTACGCCAAGTGTGATGCGGTCGTGGTGCAGGACATCAATGGCAATCGCTACTGCGTGGACAAGGCAACGCTCGTTGAGAGCACAACAACTAATTACAACAAGTAAAGGACACATCATGAACCCATACGAACAACCCGAACAACCAATCGGTTGCCAATGCAATGTCACCTTCGGTGGTCAAGAGATGGCAGTCATCATCGCATTCGGTGATGACCCAGTTATCACTGACGACATCGGCAACCCTTGGTATGACCTTGACATCAATGTCTTCTACTACCTCAACGATGCAGAGACAGACCAACTACACGATGCAGTCAACAAAGGCTTAGAGGGCTTTGCTGTTGACGGCGAAATTGAAATAGTCATTGACAGTGACTTTGAATACCTTTTTCTTTAAGGAGCAACCAACATGAACATCACATCAGAACAAGAGCAGGCAGTAGACAACTGGGAGTACCAGTACCGACCCATCAAGAACCACATCAGTGGTGACCTTGGATGGAACGGCACCGTCTTTGAGACCTACGGAGACGACATTGCGTTCGTGGTTTCACAGCCACAAAACCTCATATGGACATGGGTAGACACCGACAATGGCACAACCATCCTCAGTGGTTACCACCTTGTCAATCGCATCGGTTACTTCGTGACCGAGTACCCATGGGTGAGACCAACCGAGGTGCAGGTAGAGACCTACACAGAAGAAGAAACAGAAGAGGAGCCGTTCTAATGCAGAACATCAAGTTCGTTCAGAGTGTGACCATCTCGGTCACCTTTGACATGTCCTTTCCCAGCGACTGGACACTCCAGCAGATTCTGGAGAGCATCAAGGACACCACCACTGATATCAGTGCACATGTCCTGCCCGAAACACTTCCACAAGGTGCAGTAAGTAACAGCACCATTGTGGATGACATCATTATCAACCACACCGCCATACAGGAGAACAACTAATGACCGCAACAACCGCCAGTGACTTCCAAGTCACGCTCGCATACATCCAACAGAACATTGATGCCATCGCTGAGTTTGCTCAGCAGTTCCTCAATGAGAACTACTTTGAAGACGATGATGTCTTCCACTCATACGGAGACCGTGTTGACCTCAACTTCATCCGAGATGAAGATGACAACAAGTGGAGGTGCTTTGCATACCCAGTGGTCAACGGTGACCCCTCCTATGACTACGAGGTAGCCATCCCAGTGGACACCGATACCTACAAGGTTGTGCGGTTCTACAAAGACATCAGCCGTGCCAACAAGGTCATCCTGACTGGACTTACCTTGCAGGACGCAAAGGAACACTGCAAGCGTGATGACACGCACAGTGACGACTGGTTTGACGGATACGAAAAGGAAAGCAAGTAATGGAAACACAAGTCAGCAAGCAATCACTGGACACCATCGTTGATGCTCTGTTCCTCTACATGAAGTGGAACGAGGGATTCTCAAAGGTGGCTATCACACAGAACGACTACGAAGCATCAGCACGACACATCATCAACGCAAACAACGCAGAGCGAGCAATCGCAGAACTCAAACAACAAGGAGACAAATAATGAACCCTGAGAAATACCATTGGTTCGCAGAAGACGGTTCCTATGGCAGTGGTGTCACCCTCGTGGTGGACACCAGCAACTGGACGGATGAAGACTGGCGAGACATTGAAGACACATCAGACAGCGAGCGCTCCACAGTGGCGCTTGAGATAACCAAGAAGAGAAAGGGGTAGGTCATGCCCACCACATCACCAGCGACTTACTACAAGGAATCCATCAGCAATGCGTTTGGCTCCCTCGTAGGCAAAACAGTATTGCGAGTGCGTCCGTTCGTACCGAGCGAGTATGAGATGTTTGGGTGGTCAGAAGGTCACGCATTCCTCATTGAGTTTGACGACAACACCTTGCTCATTCCCGTATCAGATGAAGAGTGCAACAGCGCAGGCTGGCTGTACATTGACGAACTCTAAAAGAAAGAACAACAAATATGAACACCAATCTTTGCAGTAACTGCAAGACCGAACTCAACGAAGATTCCATGCGCTGGTCAAGCGTCCTCAGCGGAGAAATCTGTGAGGGTTGCTTTGACGAAGACATGACTTACCCAGCGACCATCCGTATCGTTAACCCGAACGGTGATGTGGAGACCTACCTTGTCGGTGACCTCAACATCATTACCGAGTACGGAGACGATACAGACCTCCCTGCCAAGCGTCAGTGGGTCAGCACCGATGGCTGGCGTGGCTATAACAAGACAGAGATTGATGGCTGGGTAGCAGTACTCACTGGATGGACAACGGGTGGCTATGACGACCCCATCGCTCGTAGGAAGCGCCTGTTCAACAACTTTGCTGAGTACCTGCTAACCAATGACATCTACCCACCATGTCAGGTTGCCTTGATTACCGACACCACATCCAACCTGTTTTCAACCGCAGTGACCGTTCAGGTTCTTGCAAAGGATGAGGACACATTCAACAACTGGCTGAACTCAACCGAGTACCCAGCCGAAGAACTATCACACTCATTGTCTTAGAAAGGAGACACCATGACCACCATTATCCGTAACTATCAGAAAGATGAACTCATCTCTGATGCACAGGACATCTACACCAACTACACCTTTGAGGAACTTGATGGTGCGGTGTTCTTGACCAGTTGTGACATCACAGGCGCTGAGATTTACCACCTGACCAACGACAAGGTTGCTTGGATTCAATCCATTGACCTTGACTGGGTCGCTCCGTATGACGAGCGTGTCCTTCGCACGACATCATTAGACACTGTGGAGGTCAAGTAGCCATGGCAACATTCAAGTTCAAAGTTCAGTGGGACATAGAGGTAGACATAGACGCCATTGATGAAGACGAGGCATACGAAATCATCTATGGCGATGTCCTCCTTGATGCCTACGGCAGGGGCAAAGGCTCCCTCAGTGTTGACCTCGTAGAAGACATTGAAAAAAGTGAATGGGGTTTGTTTGATACCGACCCCGAAGAAGAACCAATTACCTACCTCGCTCTTAATGACGAGGATTACCTCTAAGGAGAACCCAATGATTAACCAACTACCGTTCTGGTGCCGTTCATGCGAAGCGGACTTCAACAACTTTGATGAGCAGGGAGTGTGTGGCAAGTGTGACACACCAAATGTTCTTGAGCGCCACAACATCACAGTGACCATTCCAGTAGACGCCTTCTCACTGCTTGACGCTCAAGCAAATGTAGAGGCTCTCATCAAGCAATTAATCAAACAGCAAATCGTCTCTCCAGAGACAACAGTGTTCTAAGGAGGACATCAACATGGGATACCAAACAGCACTCGGCATTGCCGAGACCGACATCAGCCTCAGCCAGCAAGTGTCATGGCACTTCAGTAGCAACTGCTACCCACCAGTGCCACAGTTGATGGTGCCAGTGGCAGTAGAAGCCATTGAGAAAGTTCTCTACGAAGACGGCGGTGAATTACTTCAACTGCCCGAAGGTGTGTCCTTCCGTGGTGACACTGAGGTCAATGCATACACCATCGTGGAGAACCTCCACCTGTGGGCATTCGTACACGACAACCTTGAAGGAGAGGACGAGTAATGGCTGAACAAATAAATACATCCATTGTCATTCATCACCGAGGATTCCTCCTCGGCTACAGCGTGTCCGTGACGCTTTGGGTAGAAGGTGAGTTTGAGCCACTGGTGGACAACCGACAGTGGACATTCACCAAGCGCAAGGCTCGCAGTATCGCACAAAAGAATGTCATGGCGATAGAAGCCATCAAAAAACTACAGGAGGCAATGCGTGCAGGTATCTAACTACCAACGATTCCGAAACCGTGTGCTGTACCCCATCGCAAGCATCTTTTTTGTGGTGGCTCTGTACATCTCATGGTTCAAGTCCATCTACCTTTACGGACAGCCCATCACGCTGTTAGTAGTCATGACTCTCGTTGGGTTCGGGTTTGCAATCGCAAACTTTAAACCCAAACGCTAAGTTGTCATCAACCAATCACGCCGATAAATTAGTCGGTGTGGTACCACCCACAACAAAAACCAAACACAGAAAGTAACTAACCATGTCACGAGAAACTTACGAATGGCTCAACACCAACATCCTTGTCGGATTCAGCGAACAGCGAGGTAATGCATGGCATTACAAGGAGTCAGCACAAGGCACCGAACCCAACCACTACACGGGAGCAGTTCCTGTGGATGATGTCCTCCGCCGTCTCTTCAACTGGACAGCAGTTGAGGCTGAGTCCTGTGTCCGTGTCCCAAATGGTGACGGAACATTCCGCCTCATCACTGACCCGACCCGAAAGGCAATCGTCCATTCCGATAACGACACCGTCTTTGCGGTGTTCAAGAACTCTTACCAAGTTCACCAGTACAAGAAGTGGCTCCTTGACACCGTTGCGAATCTTGTTGACGACAACGACCTCGCCATCGGCGGTGCTGGTCTCCTCCGTCAAGGTGCCAAGGCATATGTTCAGGTGGAATTGCCTGAGACGATTAAGACGCCATCAGGCTTTGACATTCGTCCTCACCTCCTCGCCTGCACATCACATGACGGCACCCTGTCATCAACCTTCCAGTTGGTATCCACTGTGGTCGTGTGTGACAACACGCTCGCTGGTGCCTTGAGTGAGAAGACAGCCAAGCACAAGGTGCGCCACAGCAAGCACTCCATCGGCAAGTTGCAGACAGTCCGTGACGCTCTCGGAATCATCCATGAGTACACAGATGACCTCATGCTTGAACTGGAGCGCCTGTCCACTCAGAAGGTCTCTGACCGTGAGTTCAATGCAATCATTGAGCACCTCGTGCCACTATCAACAGACTTGGACATCCGTCCTCAGGTCAAGGCTCGTGTGGAGAACAAGCAGGAACTCCTGCGCCACATGTACACCAATGACCCGATGGTCTCTCCATGGAAGGGCACTGCGCTCGGAGTACTTCAGATGTGGAACACCTACCAGCACCACTTCGCTGGTGCAGACGGTTCCCGTATTGAGCGCAACATGCTCAACGGCATCACTGGTAAGACCAGCGACCAAGACAAGTTCGTCTTGAACGCCATTGACAACTTGGTGCTCGCCTAATGGCAACGGAGGTAGAAGTGGGGGGCGTCAAGCCCCCCTCTTCTCGTTACATCCGCTTGACGGACTACGACACAGGTAACTTCGTTGACCTACCTAGCCTCAAGTTTGAGGACGATGGTCTGTGGAGGGACAAGGCATACTGCAAGGGTCAGACATACATGACCCCTGTGTTCTTCACCGAGAATGCACAGCGCAACAACACACGGGCAATGATGATTGAGAAAGCACAATCATTCTGTAATAAGTGTGAGGTGCGCAAGGAGTGTTACAACTTCGCACGGAAAAATGACTTCAGGCATGGTGTGTGGGGTGGTGTGGACTTCTTCGTATCCAGCGAATCACCACGCCGTATCCCTCTTCCCGACAGCATTGATTAAAGAAAGACATTTATGAAATTGAATATCAGCGAATTATTGGAGTCAACCTACTCAACAGAGCATCCTGAACTACTGGCGATGTATCACATTGACATTGAAGAAGAGGGGGAGGACGGCTCATGGCATGGGAAACTATGGTGGGACATGGAAGGTCAAGAGCGTACAATTCCATTCCTTGCAGTTAGTAACGCAAATGATGGTGGCAAGAACAAGTACACACCAATCACGGGTGTTGCAGATAAGAAAGCATTCTTTGAAGCATCACAAAAAGCATTCCCACAGTCTGCGGAGCCAGCAGACACGGCATGTGTTTATCTAGAACTGCGTCAGGCAGTACTGGACGAAATGGAATAACAGCAGTGGTGGTCACGCCAGCAGAAGGTGACCGTAAATAAGGGGAATCGTAATCCCCGTGCGCAGTGATTAACGGGTGCGCTTACCACAAGGAAAGACCCTCACCTTAATCGGTGGGGGTCTTTTCCTTTTCCTTTTCCTCAACCAACGGAAGAGAAACCACTCTGTTGGCTTTCTTTGGACACTTGTGTGTCGGTGGGATTGCCAACTTGATACTGGTACTCATTGAGACATTGCACGATGGGCACTGATACTTCTCAGTCATTATTGATTACCTTCCATGGACGCCACTTAGCAAGAAACTCCATGACCTCTGTCCTGTCCCACAGTGGTGTTGATGCCAACTGCACGAATGGTTCAGGGAACTCAGCCATCTGACGGAGTGAGTGAATCCGTTGCTTGGACACGCCAAGAACCTCAGCGACCTCAGAGGTGCCGAGAATATCTTCAACGGGTAGACACTTACTCATGACTCCATAGTACCTTTCTTGTAGACCGCTTTGTCTAGGACTAAGGGCGAGTCTTCTTCCACTCCGCCATACCAGCCTCGGTGTAGCGGTCACGGAGTGGTTTGCGTGTCTTCCAGTTAATGCAGTTCTTGCCCCAGTTCTTTGAACTGCGCCAGCCGATTGCTGGTCGGAAGAAAGGCTTGTTGTTCAACTTGTCATCAAGTGTTCTGAACACATTCTTGGTCTGAAATCCGAAGAACGAGATTCTGTTGGCAACGATAATTTGCTCTTCTTTGGTTGCGTTCTTTGGTGATGTTGCGAACTGCCATCCACCGAATCCACGCCATGCGCTTTGAGCGATACCGAGACCACCTGCGTAGTAGCCACCGTCATTCCACTTGTGGTTGGTCTCACACCATGAGACTGCTTCCCAGAAGCGGACTGAGCCTGCCTTTTTAGTTTTGAGTTGTGCCTGTAGTTCAGGATGCATCATGTTGATGCTTTGCGCTTGGACTGTTGTAGCCACAGTGGTTGTAGTCGTCACCTCCACTTCTTGTGCCGATGCTCCATGCATCCCTAATGGAAATGAAAGTGTGGCGACTAAGCCAATGCGTGCTAACAGCAAGGTGTACTCCTTTGTAGGCGGATAAAGCACGAAACCCATACCAAGAGAGACACGAGTGTCTCAGGGGGTGACCTTGGTATGGGCTTCTGTATCTACTATACAGGGTAGTTACTCCAACAACCCATACCTAACTGTTGATATGTCAATCACTGTTTCATTCATGTACGGAATAACACTCATGTTCACATTCACATTCTCCGTACTATCTTTGTGAGCGCTAGAACAAAGTTCGCAGTCACAGCCCTGTCGGTAACGGAGCCATGACCCGTGTGGCTTCAGAAGGGACTGCTTGCCATCCTTCATGGGCTGTCGCTCCTTAGGTGTGAGACCGCCCCACATGCCCCACTTCTCGTTTATGCCATCGTTGAGGCACTCTTTCCACAGAGGGCAACAACGGCACACTTCTCTCGCAATGGAGTAGTACTGCTCTGGTGCGTCCGCCTCCATGGGTGGATACCAAAACACATTGTTCCTCTTATGGCAGAGGGCTTCTAATCGCCAGTCTTCATCAATCATTAATTAATCCATGTTGTGTTTCGTACACTAGAAAGGTAGGTTTATTCCTATGACAACCAATACAAATACCCAGTCCCTGTCCACCCTCGTTGAAGAGCGAATCCGACTCAAGGCTGAGTTGGACAATCTCACTCAGCGTCTCAAAGACTTTGACGAACTCGTCATCGCTGAACTCCAAAGCCAAAATCTCACGAAGTTTGAGACCGCCGTTGGCAAGGTCAATCTCGTCCAGAGCAACACTGTTGTTTGGAATGACGAGGTTCTCAAGGAACTTCTCAAGCCAGTTCAGTGGAAGCGAATCGTCATTGAGAAGGTTGACAAGTCCCGTCTTGACGCCGAACTCGTGGTCGGTCGTATTGACGAGAGCCTCGTTGAAGTGGCTCGCTCCATCAAGCAGTCCAAGCCGTTCTTGCGCTAACACTAAATCCACTGCTCGTCAGGACGCTGGCTCTCTAGGGGGTCGGCGTCCTGCCTTTGGACACAGTCCCATCCACAACTGTCGTAGCCTGCGATGTCTGCCCAGTGGTCTTTCTTGTCAGGTGTCCATGCAATGCGTGCAATCTTGACGAGCATCATCATGACGGCAACATCGTGGGGACGAATACTTAATTCACCTCGTGATTGCATTGTGCGTTCAAGATATGCCTGCCACAAAGAACCACACGCAGAAAAGTTATCTAGTGGGTCTCCGTAGTCGGTATTCCTACCACCATTGATGTAAGCAAGTGACTCTTCTAGAATCTCGGAACGAAAGTTCTGTTCCATGGATTACTTGCTAAGAGCCTTTACAATCTCACGAGCCTCGTAATGGCTGACGCATTCACAGACAAAGTCGTAATCCATGGAGCCAATGCGCTTGGAGCGTGCCACCACATAGTTACCGTTAGGCATCTTAACGATGGAGTAGTCAACCTCTACGGGTGCTGGTGGTGTGTAGGAACCAATGTTCTCACCCTTGTTCTCCCAGCCATTGGGATACTTGTCAACTGCTTTTTGGTATTGCTCTTTAAAACTAGGCAACTTCTGTTGGTTCTTACTCATTTGGGTGTAGTAACCCTCAGATAGTTTTTCGTAATCCATTTGATGTCCTTTCAAATTGTGGCGAATTGTAGTTTTGTGTTATGCGCCTTGTCAAGACTCTTCTGACAGGTCAATGATTTCTGCGTACATGGCATCGGTTGCCTCTGGACTCATCCCACCATTGGGCAGTTGGCGAGCCTGCTCCCCTGCCTTGGCTCCGAACAAACGAGACAGGACACCGCTGGTGCCACGAGCCTCAACCTCAAACCGTAGGGTGTCTCGGCTGTCAGAGATGTTCTTCATGCGCTCCACCATGTTGAAGACTCTGTCCATTTCTGTTGACAGCGTGGTGTCAATTCCTTGACCTTCTAGTTCTTCAGCGAACCTAGCGAACATCACACGACCCACCTGCATCTCTACGAGAGCACGCATAGCGGCGTTTAATTGGTCTTTGGTACGAATCTCAATGGGCAAAGAAAACGCACACTCACTATTCTCTTGAAATTGAGGACAACGACTTGCCAAGTAACAATGATTACATTGCCTCAAAGGGTTGGCGTTGTAACGAAGAACATTGACCTGTTCTGGGTCAATTTCTATTGATTCTCCTTGGTTATCTGTGTGTTGAGTACCTATAGAAGTAACCGTCTCAACACCCATAACTGGGAGTAATCTTTTTTCGCTTTCGTGCCTCTTTTCAGGTACCTGTGGAACAATGTTTGTACCCCTCGGTGCCACAGATACCGTATTATCGGTATCCCCTGAAATCATTATGATTTGGTTGTCATCAGTGAGTGTGAACTCTTCTTCGTCATCAACATTCATAAGGTCATAGCCCCCAAAGTTTTTAGTTTCCCATGCTCTCCACGATTGGATAGCGAGGTGTGCCACAGCGTTTACTTCATCTTCAAGGACTGCGTTGTAATCCACACCAAGACGCTGAATGTCGTTGCGGTGTCTCTTGCGTGCGCTCTCTTTTTGTTGTGCTGGGTAACGGTGTAGTGCGTGTCCATCCCACACCTGAGTCTCTCCGTAACGCAGTGCGCTAGACCATGAGACGACTACAACGGACTCCCAGTTGATGCGACCAATTACATCAGGCTTAGAGGTCATACCGATTAATTGCGTTGACCAGCGTGTAGCAATCTGCCCGATGCGTGAGATTGTCTTACCTGTGATGGCTTTGTCTGAGATAGCCACACGACCATACTTCTGACACAGCCACTGGAGACGCTCTAGGTCATCGGGGTCATTCCAAATGGGCACATACTTCTCACCCATCCATGACCCATCATAATCTGGTCGTCCAATTACATAAGTCAAATTATCTATGTGCTCACGAATAAATGAGTCATAACGAGCCAAGTCTTCATCATTCTCTGAGACATAGAGGATGATGTCATGCCCCTGATACACCGTTGCGAGGTCTAACTCTTTGCGCTTAGGAACGGCGTAATGGGTCAGGTTGATACCGAATCGGGTAACACCTGCGCTCAACAACATAGACCTGTATGAGCCTTTCTCGGCTCCTCCAAAGAATACTTTCACTTCTTAGGTTCCATAAACTGTCGCATACGCACCCTCATCTCAACCAACTGGTCAGACAGTTCAGATACAACTTTTACAGGTACTTCTTTGTCTTGAGCCGCTTTTCGTAAAAGGGCGTCAGCAACTAACAGAGCAGTTCGTGCTTGACTGAAATAAGACTTGGGAAGACGCTCTGCCATAGCACCTCAGTTGGGGGGCTTACGCCAGACAGATGGGCTGTGTGCCTCTTCAATCTCTTGGCGATGTTCATCGTCCTCATAGAGGCGAACAATGTGCATACATGGTGGTTCACCAGACACTTCTTCTTCCATCCACTCATCATCGGACATCGGAAGTCCATCATGGGTGTAGCACACGGCTGGACCGCACCAGCCATTTTCCATTCCAATTTCCAACCATGTATCAAAATCAATATCCATGTCGTCAATCATTCCAGTGTCGTTCGGCTTTGGCAAGGGCTTGTGCGTCAAGTTCTTTAGAGAGTTCATCCCATCCTCTGATAGTTCGTCCGTCAACCCATTCTGGTCTTGGGATGCTTGGGATAGAGACAAGAAGGGATGTAATCCCTTCATGAACGGACTTAGCGACAGTGGAGGGGTCTGTGTCAACGAACCAGTCAATTCTTCCGTATCCTGCTTGGATACCACGAATACGCTCCAGTTTGGCATCGGGAGATGTTTCATAAGTTAAATCAATCGCTCCTGCTTTATAGCCTTCACGCTTAAGCCACTCCATGAGTATAGGTGTTTTTTTATCGTCAAGTCCGTGAGCAAGTACACAGATACGCCCTTCGTACATTGGAAACATCATGTTCCATAATTTTCGTCCTTCTTTTGTTGGTTGTCTAGCACCAAGTTCATCCCCAGGATGAGCAAGGACATCAAAACCAAAGACAATCACTTGTCGTACAAGCCCATTGCCTTGCGCTCAACATGAGCGACATGAGCGCCTACTGGACAGTACATACAGATGTACTGACGGTGTTCGGGTGGTACACCAGTCTTGCGTCCGATGGTCTTGGATTCATCACACCAGTCGGGGCAACCACCTTCTGGACGATTGTGTTGGTTAAAGCACTTGAGAGCCTGAACCTTGAGGTCGTCTCGTGTCTCACGGATGTAGACATCTTGTTCTGCCAACTCACCCTTGAGCGCCGTTTCAACATCCAGTTTGCTGGCTGTCTCTGGGTCTACACGGTAGATGAGTGCACGGCAGTTGTCGGGGTCTTGTACCTGACCATTGTGTCTATCACACAATTCAATTAACTCTTGGTCGTACTCAACAGGTCCGTCATATGGACGCATCTTGTACATAACTCCGTGTGTCTTACAAATAAGAATACGGTCAAAACCTGTCTCAGCCATTTGATACTCCTTAGATAGTTACTAAGGAGACTATCACATGTTTTTGGTGGTTAGACGATGGGGGAATTATCTGCACGGACAGATTCATCGTTGTGGATGATGTGTGCAAGGTTGCGTGCGTTGACAGGCGCATCGGGTCCATGGAATGTCCCGTAGTGGAGGTTGCGCTTGTAGACAGATGACTTCTGACCACTTGCATGGTGGTCAATCTTGATGTCCTTGCTTGAGTGTCCATAGGACTCAAGCCAAGGGTACATGCTTGCCATTAGAGACCTGAATCAGCCAGTGGGTGGCGCTCAACGATGCTGTACAGTTCGCCCGTTGGGTACTGTGACTGCAACACATTCATGCGTGCCGTTGCCGATGTTGGGTCAACCTCTCCACCACGGTCGGGTGTGAGTGACTTGTACTTGCCATCGGAAAGACCAAGACGAAGGTCTCGGTTCATTGAGCGTGAATCATTAACTGCCATTACAACATTCCTTCATTTGGATTGGGACGAGAACTAATTAAAACCATTGCGTGCCGTCTTGCATCTCTTTCAGCATTTTGACCTGCAAAATGACCACTCATTTTTTCTCCGTCAAATACTTGAGAAACACCGCCGTTGTTATGATGGCGGATAGCAATGTTGAGATGTGGATGACCAACCCGTTCTAATGACCACGGGCTTCTTTCTGTTGTTTCCTCAACGGTTTTGTCTTTTTTGCGCAACATAACAGAACTATTTTACCACTAAGGAGTCCAGCCAGCGGCTGATGTGCGACTGAAAGCATCAGCGTCACTGTCAAATCCTGATTCCCTTGCTGAAGCCCTACGCCGTGCACGCAATTCTTCTGGAGAGATACCCAACCGTGATGCTGACTCCTCGTCAAATTCACGCCTCTTTCGGCGGTCAGACATACCTTGCTTTAGGCTTGCAACACCCTTAATAAGGTTGCCAGCGTTTGCAGGTACTTCCCAACGGGATTTCTTTGTATCTACATAATCGGGTGTTGAGCCATAATCACGATTAAGACTGACATTAGGAGAATCAAACTTTACTTGAGATACCGCAGGGGGCTTTGGCTCACTCCATGTAGTTGGTTGAACGCCAAGCGTTTCTGGGACACCAATACCTTGCTGGTACCGACCGTTGCGCATTCTTCCTTGTGTCATGACCACAATCCTTGCATTGAGTATCGGCTAGAACCTGAGAAATTGTCTTCCATAAAACCATTACGGAACATCACGGGTGCACCTGACACCCATGAACGGTATGTCGGGAATGCACGGTCAATTGTGAGGGCGTCTGCAACACCCATCTCCTGCTTAGACATCCCTCTAGACTCTGGAAACAATTGTTGTGGCACCACAGGACGAATCGCCCGAATATCTTCGGGTGTAGAGATTGCACTCTGTAGAGCCATGTCTACGAGCATCTCTTGTCGTGACTGCCACGGCTTAGAAGGGTACTGAGCCATTACTTACAGTCGGCGCAAGAACCAGAACCCTTGGGGGTGTTGGTACCACAGTTAGCGCATGATTCCATTTCAGGGCGCTGAATACCACCAGCAGGGGCGTTATCCATATTCATGCGTTCACCTGTCTTTGGGTGAATGTATGGACCATTCATGCTCTCAAGTTCTTTCATTGACATGGGTTTTGGTGCTTTAAAGAACCTAGCCCTATCAACACGACCATCTCCTGGTTTTCTACCTATTCCACGAGGCATTACTTATCTTCCTTGTCTAAGCCAAACTCTTTTAATGTTTCAGGAGAGAAAGTAGCAACCTCTGTGTTGAGGTATGGAGCCTTAGAAGGGTCATCCATCCATTCTCGTGCACTGTCCTGTGCTGGGTACATGTCAAGGTTTGGTGGCTGTTCTGAACCATCTCCCTGTGTACGAATCATGTCGTTTGCTGAAGTAGCAAGTGAATGACCAAGTCGTGCAACATGTGCAAAGTTACCCAAACCAATCATGGATGGATACTTTGAGGGGTCTTGCTGACGAGGCATTAACGGACACCACCACGGATGGCGTTACCAATTTCATCGGCGTATGGACCGACATCCATGCCACGGTCACGGTCTTTGCGGTACTGGTTGATGAGGTCTTGACCCTTGTACTCGTCAATCTCTTCTGGGTAATCTCCGCCCTCAAAGTGACGCTCGTATGCCTCATTGTCTGCATACAAAGGTGAGTTTGTGCTCACCTCGTCAAATGCATTCTGCAAAGGCTGGATGGCTGTCTCATTAATCCAGTCAGCCAAACGAGCCGCAATTCGTGGGGTATCACGGTGCACAGAGCGACCTCCGTGATTGCGTGTATCCATTCCTTTAGGCATTTTAGTTTTCTCCTCTTACTCGGCGGTCTTGTACATCTTCTTCGGTGCGCTCATAGTCGGACGGAAGTCCAACACGGCTCTGAAGAGGACGGCGTGTGCGGTCTGCTGGACCGACTGCTTCATCGTAGTCTGATTGCTCTGGGTCATAGTTGATACCCATGAGACCAGCGTTACGCTGTGCGAGCATTTCCTGCTGTGCAATCATCTGATTGCGCATGTTGATATATGGGTCTGCGATAGGACGCATTCTTTCGTTATGTGCCATTAGTCTTCCTCATCTTCCTTATAGACTTTGTAGTCACGGCGCATTGGCTTAAAGACTGTGACACCATGACCTGATTCTTGGAATGCCTGAATACCTGCGTCAACTGGAATAGACGAACCACCTTGTCCGTACAAGGTATCTTTACTACCCTCTGGCATAAGGTCTGCATCGGTGAATGTATCGTAGGCATAGCCATCGTCATCTCGTTCAAAACCTTGTTGCATATTGCTACGACCTTCAAGATGTGGAGCATCCCCACTTGGCAGGTCCATATCTTCACGAATCTGCTGTGCTAAGTCACGAGGACCTCGTGCTTCATTTCGCACATCGGTTGCTTGACGATATACAGAAGTGAGACGCTCTGTAATGTCGTTACGGTATTTCCTAGTAGTTAAATAAGGGTCTGCAATAAAGCGACCTTTTTCGTTATATGCCATTAGAAACTCACTTTACTTTCTCAGGGATTGGGAGTGATAGTGCCATACCACCTGAAGGTGACTTTGGTGGCTTCTTACTGTTGCGAAGAATTGACGAACCGCCTTCATCCTTTGGAGGATTGTCCCGAAAGGAGTTGCTGTCAGCCCCTTTAGGCTCTCTTGCGTAGTAATCACCTTCAGGCTCAGAATTAGGCTTTTCAAGGGTGTACTTTTTATTTGCGCCTGTTTGAGTGAACTCGCCTTTTTCGTCTTCTCCACTCCATGACTGGAGGCGAAGTTCTGGAGTAAGTCGGGGGTGTTGTTGACCCGCAACGGCAGATGCGCCACTATGGGGTTTTCTATATTCTCCGCCAAAACGATTTGCCATACAGATATTTTACTTCATTTAACGCCAGCGTGGAGCGAGAGTTTTTAATTGACTTCTACGCTGAGGGCTAATCTGTTGAGCCTGACCCTCTTCATTACCACGGGGGATACCACGGGGACCGACCTTGCCGTCATTGGTGAGGCGCACAGGCTCTGCCCCAACTGGAGCAAACTTGAGACCCTGAGCCTCATACTGGAGACCTGTGTACTTGCCAAACTCTTCAGGCCAAAAGTAATCACCTGTATTGATTCTTTCACCTTTGTGAACGCCACGGCTGTACTGGCGAGCGTTCATACGGCTCAGAGTGCCGAGAACCTTGTCTTGTCGGCGGTTAGACGACATTGTTCCGAGGTAACCATCAGGGTAGGCGGTGTCTACTGAGGTGCGGTTACCCGACATGAGTTGGTCTTTAGACGAACGGTAGTACGGAGATGGACCATAACCATTTGTAGGGTCAGAGTTTGGTGCAGAGGATGCGTTACCCCATGTACCAAATGATGGTGTCTGTTGTGCCATTACATCATCCCGCCTGCTGAAAATCCGCCTATGAAGCCACCTTGACCATTGCCAGTTGGCTCAACAGGACGGGCAGAGCGTTCCTTTGCTTTCTTTCGTACATATCGTTGTTGTGTACGGGACTTTGAGCGTGGGTGTTTAGTAGTCATCACCATTATAGAAAGATTCTGTAATGTCTTCTGAGCCTTTTTCTGGTTGGTACTTGTTCAAACTTCCACCCTCAAACATGTTGGGTTGGTTCTTGATAGTTCCCCAGTGTGCGCCACCTGCGCTGACAATGTGCATGTCACCTTGTTGGTTTCGGAATACACGACCACCCTGTTCAACCATACGCATAGCCTCGCCACCCCAGTTGGGTTGTTTGGATTGACCTTGTGGTCGGAATACAGGTTGACCTTTAAAGGAAGGCATGGTTAGTACTGCTGTCTCCAGATATCACCTTTTGGTGCATTTGCTTTGATGTCTGAGTCAATACCACCCATGATGCCCTTCCACTCTTCTGCCTGCTTAGCATGGTGTTCACGGGTCTTTGGGTCTGGCGAGTTAGTAGCACGCTCCATATGCATATCATACAGTTGCTTAGACGACTCATATCCTTGACCTAATTCGTTACCACGCTTAACTGTTTGTGGATTGTTTGGCTTTGGTGCAAAACGAGCATTTGGGTTAGGGCGAGGTGGCTGGAGAGTACCTTTAGATGCGTAGGCATCAAATGGATGTGGCGCTCTAGGAGCGCTGTTTGAATTGTTATTGCGGTTTACTCGCATTCCTCTAAAAAGTGGCATTTCTATTCTCCTGACTTACGCTCAAAGCGAGATGGGGCACTGAGATGACCATGTTCCATATACCGTGAAACGGCAGTGGAAGGGTGCATTCGGTGTTGTTGGATAAAACCACCAATGGCGGTTTCAAACTTCTTACCACGCTTACCAAATGCGCCAGACATAATCTGTTCTGCATGCTTGGCGGTGGCGTAATCTGCTCCTGCAATACGACCAGCAATACCCGTCTCTGGGCTACGAAGGTTTGACCATGCACGCTCTTCTCGCCGTGTCTGACGCTTGGTCATTGCTGGGCGTTCAGGCTCGTTGCTAGAAAGGTTAATTACTTTTCGTCCATCACGGACTTCATATGAATCAGTGCTCATCTTAGTTACCACCGTGCCGTTTCGTTTTCAACAAAGGAATTTGGCGAAGGAGAAGGAGCAGGCGGGAACTGTGAACTACTGACACTGTGACCATTGCTCTCAGTAGAACGAGTTACCAATTTATTTACAGCGTAGTTTTTTGCAGAAGATTTAAGAAAATTTCCTGCAATTGCTCTACCACCAGTAGCGGCGGCTGCTCCACCAGCAGTAGCACCACCAGCGGCGGCTGCTCCGCCAGCAGCGGCTCCGCCAGCAGTAGCGGCTCCTGCGGCTGTAGCGCCAGTAGCGGCGGCTCCGCCAGCGGCGGCACTTCCTCCTAATGCGGCTAATATTGCTGGTAAAGGCATAGGTCTCCTTATTTAATCTGTGGTTTTAATGATATCGCAGAAATAGTTTCACCGTTTTCACCCACAATGTCATCAAAACCAATGACAAATGACAAGTCAATGCCACGGGGTGCAACAAACCCACGGGCAATAGCGGCTGCTTTTACAGCCTGATTGACTGCTGATGCGCCAATAGCACGCATCTTTGGTGTCTGTCCTGCATTAATGGCACGAGCCATAATTGAGCCTACAGACTGTGGATTACTGGAACCAGAGACCTTTAAGACATCGTCAATAGGGGTATTTAGTTCTTGTGACATAGTGGGAACTCCTTGTAGTTGTTTCCCCTATTTTAGGTGTATTCAGCCTCACCCAACAAGTCAACAAAATCATCCAACCTCATCACGACATAAGACTCTCCAAGAGCCTTTTCCCCTTTTCCAGGTCTCTTGACTACAAGTGCAGGCACTGCTCCACCGAGTCGTTGAGCCTGCTCTACGGTGTCGTTAAGCCATTGGCTAAGTTGAAATGATTTTTGGTTCTTACATTGAACCGCTACTTTTCTAAGAGTCGCCTTACGAGCAATCCCATTGATATCCCCAGTGTCATTGCCACCAGAAAGTGCAGGACGGTGAGCATGGATGAAACCCTTTCGGATTAAGTAATCTCTAACAAGAACTTCAAAGGATGTTCCCTTGGCTTTATTCTTATTTGCCATCGTAGCACTCATTGTTTAATAGTTCTGTCACATGTGGAGGATACAAGATGTAACCCTTTGCTGGGTTGTCTGAGCCTCCTGCCAAAACCTTTTGGGTCAGGTGTTGTTTGTTAACTTCTAAATAGTTTTTTAAACGATTAACAGAAACGACAACAAACGCATCGGGTGAGTGGAGGTACACCCACCAGTGTGCTTGGGTGACATTGATACCTGATGGCTTCCAGCCAGTGCCCCGTGGATTCTGTTCGGTCTCTACGACCATGTTCCCATTTCGGTAACGGTCGTACTTGACTTCAAAGTGCCCTGCGCTTAAATCAGAAAGGAAGTTTGTGACTATCTGTTCTCCCTCTTGACCAAAGGCTAAGTCCTTGGTGAAGTCAAACCTGTCAATGTCGTGTGATGGCTGGTACCCAGTGGTCATAGTTAGTTCTTTGTGATGAAGTCGTCTAGGTATTCGTGGTAAATCTCGGTGGCATCAATGGCATTGATTCCCTTGACATGACCAAAGCCATCAATCTCTAACGCTTGGATTAATCTACGAAGCAAAGCCATTGCTAGTTCTCGCTCAAGGTATGCGTCAAACGCACGGTCAAAGTTTTCTTGCGACTTCTTCTTCCAGTATTTGGCGGTCTTAAACATGTAGCGCCTCAATTGCATTGTCAATGGCGTTGTGGAGGGTACCCCACTCCATGCGGTGGCGTGCCATTACGGTCTTGTGATACGAGGGCATCTTGCCTTCTTCAATGATGGCGTCTTCAATCTTTTGAATTGCCTTGCGAAGTCGTACAACTTCTTCTTGAGAGCGCATGAGGCTTACTTGAAGTTCGTTAATGGTTGCTTGTTGCTCATCCATTTTCTTTTCCTTTAATCTCCTTGGTATCTACCTGGAGGATAAACATCTTTAGGATTTGGTTTTCCTGAGTTCATCATATCAACGATGAAATCTACGGACTCTCTTACTCGTTCTGCAAAAGTAGTTTCTGGTTCTTCTGTGTTTTCTGGTTCGTTGCTCATTTATTTAACTTTCTGTCCCATTAAAAGTCCGCATGAAAATACGGCTCCCAACATAATGATTTGAATAAGGAAATTACCCACTTACGACCTCCTCGTAATCGTTAAGAATTGCGGAAGCCATTTTTAGCGCAGAAGGTAGGTCATCGTCAAGGATGTTGTCAACAATCACATTGATGGTGTTGTACATCAACTTTGCAAGGAACTGCCAATCCTCGTCATGTTCCATAGAATGCTCGCACTTTTTCTTTTAGCCGTTCGTTCTCGTCTTGAAGGATACGGACTAATGCCCACAATTGTTTAATAGTTTGTTCGTTTGTAGTTTCTGACTTTTCGGAGTCTGACATCAGTACCCCTTGTATGTCTGCGCTATTCCACGGAGGTAACTTTCCCCATGTGGAGTAATCTTCCACATGTCCTTGATGGGCATCATAAACCCATACTTTGAAAGAATGAACATGGTGTCCTTAACACGGGACGGCTTTTCAAACTTGTTGGGGAAGCACTCCATGAGGTCTTGTACACCTACAGGATTATTCTTCATCTTGGCGTATTTCAAGGCGCAGTGTGTTGCACCGCCATACTTAATTCGGCTCATGGGTTATACCGTGCATTCTTATACTCCTTTGGGGCAAGTCCAATACGGCGACTTAACTCTCGGCTAAGTACTTGGGCACCACGCTCACACCGTTGAAACACAGTCTCTGTCAACTTGCGGAAAGCACGGGACTCCAAGTACATGTCTTGTGCCTCTAAGACACTGATGTCAATGTCACGGCGAGCCTTGGCAAGAGTAACAGTGTCTCCCTTTACCTTCTCAACCGTCTGGTCAATGATTGCTTTAGCCTCAGTAACTTTAAGAAGGTGTGCCTTGCGGTCTTCGTCAATCTCTGACTTGACCAACTCTGCGTGTGTATATGACACCCATCCCATGAACTCTGCGTACAGGTTCATTAAAGCACTATCGGATAATTCGTCTAGGCTCTCTGGAAGACTCGGAATCTGGTCCGTTGGTTGTTCGGGTAGGTGAAACTTGCTCAGAAACTTGTTCATCCCCTCTTGGGATTGACCATCCGATGCTCTGACCACTGTCCGCACTTTGTCCGTTGTCACTACTGTTCTCATTGTTATAACACTGCTTCTTGTATGGGCAACTCTTACATACCCGATGGGTTTGTTCCAACCATGAAGGTCGTACTGGAGGTTCATTATCTTCTAACGCACGCACCACGGTATGGCAGGAGGCTAGGATGGAGTCAACAATATCAGGTTGGTATTGAATTGAAAACTCTTTGACATCCTGATTTGCTTTCCATTCATAAAGAATGACTGCATCATGGATGTTTAGGCAATGCATGTACAACTGTGTTTGACGCACATGCGATGGGAAAGGTTTCTTAATACTTGCCCAAAGACCATCAATAGTTACTTCACCACGAGCGTAAGGTGCAAACAATGCGTAGTCTTCCATACGGATTGTTCCGACACCGAGGCTCTTGATTTCAAGAACAGCCTTCCCCTTGGAGTCATTGATAATGCCGTCTGCATGACCGATGATGTGGTGGTCAGCATCCTTGATAGGAACTTCGGCTTGCTCTAAGACACCAGCCTCAGTAAGCCACTTCTGCCACTTCTCATGGATAAGGTGACCTTCAGCAAAAATGTTTAAACGCTGTAATGAAAACGATTCACTAGGACCTGGGTAACCAGTAATCTTGTACCAAGAGGAGCGTGGGCACCAGTCCTTCTTACAAATCTCTGAAGGGTGCAGGTGGAGAGAATCACGCTCTTCACTGCTCTTGGCGTTCTTCTCCAAGAGAAGTCGCTCTACTGGTGCTAGGAGCCTGTAGGGGCTGCTTAAAAGCCTCTTCATGTCTTCTGTCTTGATGGTCATTCTGCACCTGTCATTTCAATAAAGTCATCTTCGGCAAGAACAACATATCTGCGACCTGCAAGGTCAAACTGAAGTACTGGCATTCGGTCTTCTACGATTGCTCGTTCAACCAACTCACGAAGGTCAACCTCTTTTAAGGTGATGGACTTCTTGTTAGTAGTGAACTTATTTTCAAATAAAAACTCTGCCGAACGCACATCGTTCTTGCGTAGCCAGAAAGACCCTGAGCCAGCATTACGACTTCCCTTGTAAGTATCAGCAGTGCGCTTTTCCTGCTTACGAGAAGTCTTCATAATTTGACGCTTCTCTTCAAGGTTCACAGTTCAATACCGTGCTTCTCAAAGACATCCTTACGAAGGCTTGCTTGCATGTCAAGGTCTTCACGGACACCAGCAAGTGCCTTGTCCTTACCCTGCCAACGCTCTCCACCGTATGAGTAGAACGCACCTGCACGCTCAATGATGTTGGATGCAATGCCGATGTTCACCATGTCCTTGATGACATCAAAGTCGCCAAACTCAAAATTAGTTGCGTCTGCAAAGTAGAAGTCAACAATGGCTGACTGCTGTGGTCGGTGTGTCTTGTTCTTAATAGTACGACCCTTGATGGACTGACCAACGGTCTCGTCTTTCTCCTTGAGCCACTCATCACGCTTGACTTCAACACGACAGAAGTAGTGGAAGTTCTTTGCCTTACCACCTGGGGTAGTGCGGTTGTCTCCCCACATGACACCAATCTTCTCACGCCACTGGTTAATGATGAGACCAGTACAACCACGGTCTTCTTCAATCAATGAACGCTTCTGTGACTTAGAAGACTTGCGGAAGAATTTGCCAGTAAGACGGGCACCGAGACCAACGGTGAACTCTTCCATCATCTTCTCTGCTTCTGCGTCTGGAACGAGCGCAGGCAAAGAGTCAATAACAATCATGTCAACTGCACGGTTGTCCAACGCACGGATAGCGAGGTCATACACCTGCTCCATGATGTTGTTCTCCACAATCCAGAGACGGTCAAGGTCTACACCGATTGCCTTTGCATACTCAGGAACGAAGTCCTCAGCCGCAATCCACATGGCGCAAAACTCTGGGTCAAGTGCTTGGTTAGCCGCAATGGTCTTGAATGCCATAGCAGTCTTACCTGATGACTCTTCACCAATGATTTCACTCCACTGGTTAACAGGCCAACCTCCACCAAGCATCAGGTCGTAGGACAAGACACCAGTGGTGATGCGTGGAATCATCTCACGAACATCAGAGCCTCGGACGATGCTTCCATCACCGTACTTCTTTTTGACTGATGCGATGATGGATTGAAGTGATTCGTATTCTGACATTTGTTACCTCGGTAGTGCTTGGTCGTACATGCCGTTCCAACCACACTCGTAACAGCGTGGTGCTGGGCTTGCACCGTTAATCATGGTGTTATGACCACGCCCTGTCCTGCTGAAAACATAAATGCTTCCGCAATCTGGGCAGGTCATGTTACCTTCTTTGCGTGTGGCTTCACCACCTTGCCACAAACGAATTGCAGTACTCATGTCAATCTGTTCGTTGGCACCACGACTTGGGTCAAGCAACTCCTGTCGTCCACCTTGTTGCACAACATTATGTTGTTGCTGTTGTGGAGACTGCATGGGAGTTTGCATAGGCATATTCAACGGAGGAGTTGTGGGGGGAGTTGTGTAAGTGCGTTGCGGTGTAGGTGTCTCACCAGCAAGTTTTTTTGACCACCAATCAGTCATCTTCGTATTCCTCCAATGAATCCTGTTCAACCATAAGAATTACTTTTTCTGAGTCTAATAGTTTATTGATTAATGCGACACCGTGTGACACGAGTGTTCTATGAAACTCATCCTTGATGTCCTCTGATAAGTCGTGGATGCTCTTTAATTCACAAAACCAATCAGAGCATTGCAATACTTCTTCTAATAACCCCGTGGTTGTCAGAAGTGCCCAGCGAGCGATGACATCATAAGTTTCAATCTCTTGAACTTCTTCGGAAGGCATAGAGAACCCTGCCTCATGGGCAAAGTCTTGTCCCAAAGAGGGTGACAGCATAAGGTAATACATTCTTTTGTCCACTGCACTCATCCTTTTGCCTCAGCCCAACTGTAGGCAGAGTCGCATGAAACAACTAAGGGTACTGCATCTATGACCCGACCATGTCCCATAGTCTCTATGAACTTAGGGGTCAATTCATCAATGATGTCTTCATTTACTGACACCACCAATTCGTCATGCACCTGCACCAGCAACTGGGCGTCAAAGCCCTCCAGAAGCCCTGAGATGCCCACCATAGCCTCTTTACATAGGTCAGCCGCAGAACCCTGCACCACGGCGTTCACAGCCTGTCTCTCGGCACGAGAGCGCACATACTCGTCTTGGGAGTTGAGGTCTGAAAGGCGCCTACGGCGACCATACAAGGTAGATACATACCCCTTCTTTCTACCAGACTCAATGACCTGTCGTTTCCACTCGGTAAGACCAGCGAACTGCTTGTAGTACTGGTCAATCATGTGGCGAGCCTCTTCAATAGAAATGCCTGTGGTGTTTGCCAACTTGTGTGGTCCTCCACCGTATGCGGTAAGAAAGTTAACGCCCTTACCAATCTGTCGCTCTTCGCTGGTCACCTCTTCAAGTGGCTTCTTAAGGAGCAAAGCGGCGGCTCCTGCGTGAATGTCCTCTTCGTTTTTAAAGATTCTAATTAGTTGTTTATCCTGAGAAAACATTGCCATGACCCGCAATTCAATTTGGTCATAGTCAGCCACCAGCAACTTGTAACCCTCTGGCGCCACGAACAGGCTTCGTACTGAAGACGAGCGTGGGATGTTCTGAAGGTTTGGGTTACTGGAAGATAAACGACCTGTGGCTGTGCGGTGCAAATGAAATGAAGGATGCAACTTACTGTTGTTCAACTTAGGAATCAGACCATCAACATATGTTGATTTAAGTTTCTGCATTTCTGAATACTCCAGAAGGAGTGGCACTACTGGGTGTTCGTGCTTTAACTTCTGTAGTGATTCTTCATCAACAGATGGCGCACCCTTGGCTGTCTTCTTCACGGGCTTTAACGCCAGACCACCTTCACGCTTCTTGTTGAACAAGAGAGCCTGCTTATGTGGGTTGGAGTCAGGGTTGAACCCAACAAAGGAATGTTCACTAATGGCAAGAATGATGTCACGAAGTTTTCCATCTAATTCTTTACCTAATGTTTTTAACGCACGAGAATCAACGAGGATTCCATTGTTCTCCATCTCCATCAATACACGGAGGACTTTAACATCAAGTTTGAATGCGTTCTCTAGTTCTTCGTTAGAACTAATGATTCTCCACATGCGTGTGTAGAGCGACCATGTCCAGCGAGCGTCAAGGTGCACATACCGTGCCGCTTTATCAAACGGAACGGTGTCAATGATTGCGCCCAACTTTCCTTCACGACCATGTGAGTGTGTGCGAAAGTTATTGAGTACTACCTGCTCCATGGAGTAACTCATAAGGTTCTCATCAAGAATGTGTTGCATCAAGATGGTGTCAAAGAAAGGACCCGATGGGATTTCTCCGTAGTACTTGCCGATAGAGCGAGCGTCAAACTTGACATTGTGACCAATCTTGACAGCGTTACTAAAGAACAGTGGCTTGAGTATCTCAAGTACTGCTGAACGGTCTAATTGTTCTGGCACTTCATCGTGTGTTGCTGGGATGTGGTAACGAGCCTTTGCTGATGACTCTTGACCATTCTTAAGCAACTTTCGGTAACCCTCTGGTGGAACAGTGGAGCCATCACCAATTTCTTCTGGTATCAAAACGACACCAACACGGTGACCCATGGGAATAGCCCAAGAGTGACCGTGTGTGGCTAAGGCAATCCAAAACACCTCATTACGCAATGGGTCAAGTGCTAACTCACCACGATATTTGTTCTCAAGGTTTTCACGAGCCTTCCGAGCAATCTCAGGTGTAGGACTCTTCAACTTAGAGAGATGTGTTTTCCATTCCTGTTCAACAATCTCAATAAGGTTGGGATGCCGTTCCAAATTCCCACGGGTCTCCACATCAAATGCGAAGGCTCCGTGTTGCTGAATAATGGAAACGGCTTCCCTTACCTCATCAAGCGTTGTTACAACGCCGTAAGACATTAGTCGTCTGTCTGAATCTCAAGTGCAACTTCAGCGAGTGTCTTACGAGACGGTGTGCGAATGATTTCGTCCGTGTATGCGTTGCCACTGAAATGGTTGAGGTCCTCTTTGGACAAAGCCTCAAGGCTCCATTCCTCAAGGTCGCCTTCACGAACCATCTGATGGTTGGTAGAGGTTGTAGCACCCTTACCTGAGCGTGACACAGTCCAATAGTGCTTAGACAGTGGTCCCATTGCTGGGTGGTCATTGAAGTTCTTAAGTGAGTCAATAACTCGTGCGCCAACTTCGTATGAACGAAGCACTGGCTCTTCCCCTGGTGTCAAGAGGACAACATTAAAGTTAAAGCGCCATGACGGACGGTTACCTGCTTCACAGAGTGGGCAAGAGGTACCTGAATCCATGTCAGCAATACATGTGAATGACATCTGACCTTTGCGCTCTACCCAGTGCTGGCGGTAGCGAGCGTATGGTGCGTCCTCAATGAACTTGATGATTTGGATTGACTCAGTCACCTTGAGGCGCTTTGCGTAATCACCATCGCTGTTAGTGGAGGTGCGCTCGGTGCTACCCCAACCACTGCGCACTACTTTGCGTACTGGTTCACTTGTTTCTGCTTGTGGCTTACGAATAAGCCCTGAATCATTGGATGCTTTGGAAGGTTCCGTGAACTCTTGTTCATCGTCTTCAAAGTCGTTGTCCCATCTACCCATGTTGTTTGCTCCTTACTTGGGCCAATTGGCTTGTATGTAGTGAATGAAAGATACCCAATTGTTGGCGTCTTGCCAACTAGGATTTCTATCTCCCATAAGATTATTTTGGTCAAGTGCTGTTAGTAACACTTCAACCTGCTCACGGGAATAGAGACGATACCCCTTGCGGTCGGCGTTTAACAACTCCGCACCGCTTGCTTTTGAGGTTCGGTATGTGGGGGCAGGAATCCACCCCTTGCGCTCCCATTTGCGAAGGGTAACCGCAGAACGACCAATTACTTTTGCTACTGAACCAACGGTGTACAACTCACGGTGAACACCACCAATCATTACAAGTTTCTTTGGCACCCCTCGGAACGGGTCATCAACTACTGACCCCTGCTCTGGTTTAAGAGGGCGATTCTTTGGCTTCTTTTTTCCTGGGTAATCAGGTAAGTCACCAAAAAGTTCAAGGACATCTCTCATGCCTTAAAAGCCCATGATTCTTTCTCTGTGTAAAACGACATGATGATGTCTTCCAGAGACTTGTCTGACCAAGCCAATCCTAAAATCTTGTCTTCGCTAAGTACTTCTATAACTTCTTTGACATCGTCCCAGAGGTTATTGTCTCGTGCCCACTGCTCAGCCGATGCAGTATCAAAAGAACGGGACACACGCTTTTCACGCTTAAGATTTAAATCACCGACAGTCAACCAGATGTGTCCCTTATCGTCAGGTGTACCGAAGTTTTCTACAGCAACAGACAGTTCTTTTTTCATGTCGTTGGTGCGTTTTTCAATAAGCGCAAGTGTGTCTTTTGACTTCTTGTACTCCTCAGCCAATCGCTCTAGGTAAGCAGTATCTGGCTGTGGTTGCTCTTCTCGTTTTACAACTCTCACGAAACTACAAGACTGATGTCGGTGTCAAGAGAATGTACAAGTTCAGAAATTAAGTGCTGTGCTTCTTCTGAAGTAAGCGGAGTTGCTGTTTCTGTGTCCAACATTTGGTCATCCATAAAGTCTGTCAAAAACTTGACAAATTTTTCTGCAATTTCAATTGTTTCATAGTCATCGTATTTTTGCATTGTTATACCTCTGTATTTTTAAGGAAGTCGGAAAGTGTACCGAGATTTAGTTCAAATTTACCCTGTTGGTCGTACTGCTTGTCAAGGAACGCTGAATTAATACCACGCTTTTGCATGAGCATTTCGTACTGCCGTTCTTCAATAGACCCCTTCATTACGAACGAGGTAATTGTGACATGGGGGTGTGTTGAGGATAGTCGGATGATACGGGCGTCTCTTTGGTCCAGTTTTCCAGCCGACCAAGGGAGGTCGTAAGAGATGAGGTAATTGGCTTGTGGTAAGTCCACGCCATAGCCTCCCGCATCAGAGGATAAAAAGAGCCGAACATTACTGTCGGTTTGGAATTTGGTTTTAGCACGGTCTCGCTCATCTGCACCCATACCACCCATGAAGAGTACGCTCTCTGTAAGTCCTGTAGTTGCCTCTTGGATAAGCCGTAGGTTCTTCTTAAAGAACGAGAATAGAACCACTTTGTTATTTGGGTCTTCATTAAGTACATCCGTAATATAAGAAATAACGGCATCTAGTTTGGGTGTCTTAGCGCTCGTGGGGACCCAGTTGCTTTTGACGATTGCTGAAGCGTACTGACTGCCTTCTGTATTTTGTGTGGGGTCGTCAAACGCTTGTGCTGAGTCCAAAACCAACTGAGGGTTATCGCAGAGCATGCGGAGCACAGTAAGGCGAGCCATAATTTGACCTTGAGCGTCATTTCCATTTCCTCCGTTGTAGTGTGCCCACAAGTCAAATCCACGACCAGTTGTTGTGATTGCTTTGCTGATTTCGTTTTGTAGGTCTTTGCTTATTTTCTCATACGCCGATGCACCTGCACTGTCAAACGGAACAGGAACGACTTGTGTGATTACTTTGGGTAATTGGTCAGCAATGTCATCACGAGTTTTTCTAATCATGACTTCTGACAAAGATTCATTTAATGCTTGTAAGTTTCGGTAACGCACTGGAGCGCCAAAGTGGTTACGCACAATGAAGGTGCGGTCAAAAATATCAAAGCGACCTAGCACTGATGGGTCAACAAACTCCATGATTGAAAACAATTCTTCTGGTTTGTTCTCAATAGGTTGACCAGTGAGTGCAAAGCGATACTGGAATCGCTTACCTAACTTCTTTAACATCTTTGAACGCTTGGCACGGGGAGACTTGATGATGGTGGCTTCATCAATCACCATTGCATTAGCCCCAAGGTGCGTCAAGAATGTCTGGTCATTAAGAAGAACCTCTGGGTTGACAATGATGTAGCGACAGCGCAATGCGGTACGCCAAAGGACTTCCCGTTGCTTGGGTGTGCCATCAATAACGACCGCCGTGGAGTCGGTGAACTTCTTAATCTCACGAAGCCATTGGTATTTCAGCGAAGACGGAACAACAATAAGCACACGGTCTACTTCATTACTTTTGATTAGTTCTTCTATAGCCGAAAGAGTTGTAACTGTCTTACCAGCACCCATGACCATGGCAAGAAGCATTTGACCTGTGTCAGCCATCTTCTGGCTTGCTTCTTCTTGGAATGGGTAGAGAGTTCCTTTAAACATTACAACCACCAAGGAATAACTGAAGAGCCGACAATGGCTTCTTCTAACTCTGTATCTGTCATATCCCCAATGTCCTTTGCCTTCGTGTGGCTGTACTTCATCCAGTACACACCACCCTTTAGCAATGGCATGTCTTTAAAAATCTTTTTAGCACTAGCAATACCTGCTTCATCATTGTCCATTGCAATAATCAGTTTGTCTGCAACTGAGTAGGTCAACTGCAACTGCTTCTTACTTACTTGAGCGCCGAATGTGGCAAGGCATTGCATCCCATCAAAGGATGAAGCAAAGCGAACAACATCTAAAGGTGACTCTACAAGAATAGCAGTGGACGATTTAAAGCGCTCAATACCAAACAGTGTTTCACTCTTCTTAACACCTGTTGGGTGGTTGTACACAAAACCATTTCCCTTTTCCTGCCAACCAAGTAACTCACCTTCGGAAGAGACGATGGGAATAATCCATGCGTGCTTATCAGCGTTCCACCTGATGCCATGCTTGCGAGCAACATCTTCTGACAAGTTTCTGCTTGCAAGAATCTTTGCTGGAACTTCTTCGTAGTGGAGATACATCTGGTGGTCAACATTTGGACGCTTTTCCCACTTAGGCATCTGCAACCGTTCAACACTGTTGTTCATCAGCATTTGTGTAACAGAGAAATCGTCTTTACCTGTCAACTCCATGATGAGTTGTGGAAGTGTCCCACGAGAACCACAGGAGTAACAAATCCAAAGACCTGAGTCGGCGTTCATAGACCATGAAGGAGAGTTATCGTCCTTACCTGTGCGTGCTAGGTGGACAGGGCATCGTGCAGATATTTCTTGTCCTGCTCTACGGACATCCACACCGATGGACATCAAGAAGTCTGCGAGGTCAGTAGTTCCAGCCATCATTGTCCGCCTCCTCTCCGTCTTCTCCTACTTCGGTGAAGTTCATGTTTTCCCAGTCCCACTTAATACGCACTTCACCTTTTGGTGCAGTACGAGCAAGCACTACTCGGATGATTGCTTGATTGTCAATGTCTGGGTCTGACTCCACACCAAGAATCAAATCGGAGTCTTGTGCAAACGATGAGGTGTAACCAATTGAGTCAGCAGAAATCTGCCGTGATTTCTTGTTACCAAGTTTCCATGAAAGAACCTGTGTCGTACCAATGAGTGGAACATCAAATCTCTGTGCAAGTCGCTTTAATGAACGGGTGATGTTTGTAAGCGCTTGTGGGCTTCCCTTAGGCTCACCATTCTCATCGTCCATCAAATACACACCGTCAACGATGACAAGACCTGGTCGGTACTGCTGAATCTTTCCTGCGATAGCGCTAACTGTTGTCAATGAAGACGCATCTTCAGTCATGATAAACGGATGCATGTTCTTGCGAATCTTGATGGACTTTTCAATCCTCTCTAGTTCTGCAATGTTTAAATCTCCACGCATGATTTTGTTGTGTGACACTCCTGCAACCAGTGCGTCATAGCGAGCCTCTTGTTCTTCAATACTCATTTCAAAAGAAACATACATTGGAGTAATACCATGAGCGTGAGCCGCTTGCGCCATGATGAGTGTCATCAGCGACTTACCCTTCTTTGCTTCACCCACAAATGTAATCAACTGCTGGGGTCGGAATCCTGCGGTGATTTTGTCCAGCCCATTGAAACCTGTCGGAATGCCACGCAAGAAGTTTGGAGTATCACGCATTTCTCTGTAACGCTCAATGCGTTGTTCCCAAGACTGGATGATGTCAACATCACGAAGATGTGCAACTTCAAGAGCCGCTTTCTGCAAACCCTCTGAAAGAATCTTTGCCGCTTCATCAGTGTCGTGTTCATTAAGGGATGGTGTAGCCGCAGTAACTGCAAGTACCAAGTGCTTGTGCTTGTACGCCATGTACAACTCATCAATGAGTCGTGGGAAAGGCTCTGCTTCTGCGTTAACAAGTTGTAGGTCTGCAAACTGTTGTTTAACTACTCGTGGTGTTGGAACGGCACTGTACTCACGCCAGTAACCAAGCAACCATAGGTAAACCGTGGACAACTCTGAGGTGAAGTGGTCGGGACGAACACCTGCATCAACTACTTCAGTAACACTCGCACTTTGGATAATTTTGCTGATTAGCAGATGTTCGCTACTAGCCATTATGGTGCCCATGCCTTTTCTGTGCTCACAACCGTGGCTCGTGGGCCAATGATTTGAGCGACATCTTCGTTAGAGGTGTAGATGATACGCACGGCACGGCTGAATCGCAAGTCATATTCCAAAAGTTCTGGAGACTCGTAGTAGTACACAGGACAACTAATTCCTTTGCGCAACAACCACCTGTCAATTGCATCTACTGCATCTTCATGAATAAATGTATAAATGTCTGTACCAAGACCAAGTCGGTTAACACTGTCGGACAGTGCTTTGATTGGAAGAGTGTTTGGTTCCCACAAACGAAGAACAGCGTCCCAGTTGTCACGCCTGCGTTGAATTGTTTCTAAAAATGACTTTGAGCCAGACGGAGGTGATGCAAGAAGATTATCAAACACCACGCCTTGCGCTAATGGTGCGTAATCAATGATGTCATTGCCTTGCATTATCTGACCGTGTTCTTCTCCAGCCAATCGCTCATTCGGTAATCGTCACTCTTAAGTGGCGCCATAAGACAACTGGACTTGATGATTGACTGCAAGTTTGCGCCGTAGATGTCGTTGAGTGTTGATGCCTTGTGGATGCTTGTAATAATCGTTGTCAATTGGTTGTGATAACGAGATTCAATCAACGATGAGATGGTCCTCTTAGTGAAGTCCGTTGGTCGTTCAGAGCCAAGGGCGTCAATCACAACAATGTCAAAAACCTCTTGCAGATACTTCATGGTGTTTGGGTCTTCGTAACCTTCTGGTAGGTCATCACCAAACTTGATTTCGTTGTAAGACATCTGAATGTACTTCTCAGCCGTAACAAACATCCCACAAATGTTGTTGGTGTAGACGACACGCTTCAGGATGGCTTGAGCAAGATGTGTCTTACCTGAACCCGTACCACCGACTAAGTACAGCCCCTGACCGTTCTCAACCATCTCTGGTGCTTTGTCAATCCACTTGTTGATGAGTTCCAAGGACTCTTTGTCTTTGTCTGCTGTGTTGAATGTTTCTAAGTTTTGCGTGCGGAACCTTTTTGGGATTGCGGTGTTATGCACACGCTCTACAGGAGGTCTGTTGCGCCAGTACTTTTGGCTACGAAGTTCACCCATTGCTAAAGCCTTCTATCAGTTTCAACATCGTCATAACTATCTGGTTCCTTGTAGGTGGTCGCTTTCTTAGCGAGAGCGTCAAGATTAGCAAGGAAGGCACGCCATGGGGCAACGCCCTCCGTCAATGGTTTCTGTTTAATCTCTGTAATAAAAATATGCATCATGTCACGAATCTGTTTGGGGGTGTAGTTAGCCTCACGAAGTTTCTTTAATCCTTTTGACATCGCAGGAAAATTCACGGGGGAGTTCAACTTGCCCCAAGCGTCCTTTGGTAGGAGTTCCGAGAAGTAGGTCGTCAATCCAAATAGGGAATCTTGTCGGGGAGTCTTTTTTGGCGGAGCACTCTTAGGTTCGGCGTCTGCCCCAAATGCTGGACCCCAGTCATCAGACACGACCAACCTCCACATCGTCATAGTCCGATTTCGGTCTCTTGTTATGGTTACTCTTATTACTCTTATTATTAACTCTTATTTGGGTGTCACTGGAGACACTAGGGGTAGTGTCAGGGGTGTCACCCCTAGTGGTGTCACTGGTGTCACTACCTAGTGTCACGGCTGACACTACCTCTGGGTTATTAAAGTTGATGATAAATGCGTTGGAGAGGTTGTGTCCCTTGGTCCCACGGTGCTTGCGGATTAACACCCCAGCAGACTCAAGGCGCTTGACAGCACGGATAACTGTTCGGCGGTCAACACCCACCTGCTCTGCGATGTATTTGTAGGAGGTCGTGGTGGTTTGGGTATCTGGCTTCATGTAAACCAGCAATTCCAGTAGGACTGACTTGGCTACAGAGTCCCCATTGAGATACGGCAAAACCCAGCGTGGAAAGGCTAGGAAGGGTCCTCCAAATTTTGTACTCATCTCGTACTCCTTGTTGGTTGCTACGGGGTAGTGATGATACACTTTTTTTCCAACACTTGGACATACCCTGTGTTGGTTGCTCAGACGAAGGGCTGGGGCGCTTAACTGTGTCCCAGTCCTTAGTCGTTTATAGGGTAAAATGGTGCCATGGCTACAAAGAAAAAAGAAGTTTGGGACACCCCAGACCCTTCCAAAAAAGACAAGAAGTTGACTCCTGAACAGAAGTCAGAAGCAAAGGCTCGTGCTAAAAAAGCAGGACGCCCTTATCCAAATCTTGTGGACAACATGGCTGTGTCCAAAAAGGGTAAGAAGTAATGGCTCCATCCAAGTCAAGTGCACCTAAAAAGTCTGCTCAGTATTACAACGATAATCCTGAAGCAAAGGCTAAAAAGGGCGCTTACGATAAAGAGTTCAACAAGAAACCAGAACAAAAAGAAAAGCGTTCTGAACTTGTTCAAGAACGCAGAGACCGTGGCGTCTATGGCAAGGGTGGCAAAGATATGTCCCACACCAAAGACGGTAAAATTGTTGCTGAATCCCCATCCACTAACCGTGGTCGTAACCGAGGAAAGAAATAATGGCTAGTAAGAAAGACCCCCGTTTAGAGCGTGCAGGTGTATCTGGTTTCAATAAGCCCAAGGCAACTCCAGACCATCCAACAAAGTCTCATATTGTTGTTGCCAAAGAAGGTGACCAGATTAAGACTATTCGTTTTGGTCAACAGGGTGTAGAAGGTTCACCTGATGGTTCTGCTCGTAATAAAGCATTCAAAGACCGTCATGCAAAGAATATTAAGAAGGGCAAGATGAGTGCCGCTTATTGGGCAGACAAGGTAAAGTGGTGAGCGCATTAACTGATGACCTCAAGACATTGATGGCTGATGTTGTCACGATGTACTTCGTGGCACATGGTTATCACTGGAATGTTGAAGGACAAGACTTCTCTCAGTACCATGACCTTTTTGCGGATATCTACGAAGATGTCTATAGCAGTATTGACCCTATTGCGGAAAACCTTCGCAAGTTGGATGAGTATGCGCCATTTACTCTTAGTAAGTTTACTGACCTTCGTACCGTTGAGTCAGTAGAAGTTAAACCTGAGCCACAGGCAATGGCAAAAGCCTTGTTGAAAGTTAATGACGGTGTCATTGAAACAATCAACAAGGCTTTTAAGTCTGCTGAAAAAGCAGGCGAGCAGGGCATTATGGACTTCCTAGCAAGTCGTGACGACATGCATAAGAAGTGGCGCTGGCAACTTACCGCTTCTACTAAATAGGTTTGTAACGCAAGTCTGCAAGGAATCGCTTGGTAAAGTTTTCTCCAAGCATCACAGACTGTAATACACCATCTTCAATCCAAGTAAGTTGTCCTTGAGTGACATTGAGTGGCTCAACAATTTCTGTTGCCACAACATCCGCTGAGATGATTGATGCATCACCGTCTACTGGTTCATGGTAGAAGATTGCATCAACAATTTCTTGTTTGGTCTTTCCGACATTCTCAACACCCAATGCTTTAGCCTGACGGCGAAGAACACCAATGTTCATGTTCATTAACTCGTCACGAGTGAATGGTGTTCCCTCAGTGGTTTCATTAGGGTCATGGTCAACAGTCTTTTCATGGACAATCTCTGGCTCAATGACATCCATGGTTACAGGCTCTGAACCTTCAATAACAATAGGTGTTAATGCCATAGTCAAGTCCTTAATAGGCTTGCCAGCATCTGCGCTCATAATTGCCAACTTCTCTGAAGATTCTTCATTGGCTTCATCCCAAAGGAGTAAGACTTCATCACAGACATTGATGATGGTCTTTGCTGGGTCATCATTTGTGACTACCTCAAGGGCAAAGTTAAGTAGTCCCTGTGGTGCTTTATCATCAATGCGTGTTACTGCGTTAAAAGGAACTTTGTGGTCTACCAGAAAGTCATAGACATCACTGACGGCTCCCTGTGGTGCACGGCGTGCGTGAATGACAAAGACTGCACCTTCATCACTCTTCAAGATGTCAATGAGACCTTCTTGTACAACCTTGGTATTGGCAGACCCGCTACCAATAATTCCATACTTCATGTGTTGCTCCTACTTGTAAGTTTTACGAGCCGCCAAGTCCCCATGAAGTGTCAGTAGACGCAAGAGACCGTGGCAGGCAGAAGCGATTGTAGCGACTACCAACCCACTTGTCCACACATCTGGAAGATTTGTGACAAACGCCACCCCATAACCAAGAACAACTCCAACTAATACCTTTACCCAAGGCATTGCTTCTTTAGGCGTCAGTGTGTTAAGAAACTGCATCAACTTGTAAACAGCGAGACCTGCTAGTAAATAATTCATTCAAGTACATTCCAATTGATTACATAGTCCGTGCCCTTCACAATTGTGACGGGAACGATGTAGTTCTCAATGATGTTAT